TTAGCCTCTGAGTGTTTTTAGATTGTAACCTTTCGCATTTTAGCCTCTGAGTGTTCCCATGCGCCCAGCCTCCTCCTCATTGTCTATATCACTCACAGCGACCATGCGAGCGTCATTATCATCAGCGACATCTCAGCTAAAAGCGCCAAAATTACTCAGAGCATCCACGCCACCCGGTAGCACTCAGACATTTCGCCGCACAAAAAATCGCTGCCCTACCCACCCACCCTAAGAGACTGAGCGTCTTCGACTACTACGTCTATGTGTACTGAGCCCCCTTAGTTAGCGTCGCTCCTTCGTCGCTCCATTCGTGGACGTCGATAAGCTACGAGCGTGAGAAGGTACGGAGGGTTTGGACTGACTACATAGGGGAGGGCTCAGTTTTAAACGCACTACGCCGCTCGCAATTTTTCCAAATTTCCGAAAAACTAGGCTTTTTAGTTTATGAGTGTTACGAACTTGAGTTTTTACCGGCACTCTCCGAACCCAAGCACGCCAAGTTCTCAAACGCCCTTCAACTATCCTAACCCTGCGGGGGGGGTATTTGGACGAAGGGGTAAGCGTCGTGAGCGCAGCATTGTCGAAAAATATTTTTCGCAGAAAATAAAAAACCCCTAGCACCAAAGGATAAGTTGACTAGGGGTGATAAACCAATTTTATAAAAAGGAATCAGCTTTCTTACTTATGAAGTAATCAGCAACACGAATACTACACCGCGGACTATCGCTTGTCAACTATGTTATGGTACACTAACATCATTATAGACTAATAACTAATAAGGTAGTGCAATGCAAACAGTACAACTTAAACTCGAAGAAGACTACCACGACAGGCTGATGGCCTTTTGTAAGCGATGTGGTGTAACGAAAGCAGATGCCTTTCGCTTTATGATAGACACGATTAACTTGGAGGAAGTTACCGATGCCGAATTTGACAGATGGTATGACACACGACCTGACCGTTGATCGTAAAGAGGGTGATTTGCCCGATCTATCCAGTATTCTCGCCGAAATCGACTTTGATCGTAAACCCATTTCGCATGGTTCGGCAGCGTTACGGGGGGATTTTAACGTAGGCAAATGGGGTAGCTTAATCATTGAGTTGCTCGCCTATCCTGAGCAAGAAGATGCAATACTCGCAGAGTATGGGCTAACGCCGTATCAGTATGAGACGCTAAGAGGGAACAAGCTCTTTAAAGAGGTCTATCGAGAAGTAGAGAGTTCGCTATCAGCGTTGGCAGGTACCAATGGGTTCCAGTTACAAGCACGACGCGTGGCTGAGCAGGGATTAACACGCTTAGAACACATGATAAACCATGGTGAAGACAAAGACGCCTTGAAAGCCATTGAGCTGTCTGCCAACCTGGCCAATCTTAACCCGGCATTACTCGCTAAGATCAAACAGGAGAATGCCACCGTAAATACAGGGGTACAGCTCGTGGTGAACTTTGGCAATGGCTTGCGTAAGCCGGAGGCATTTAATGGCGCACAGACAATAATTGATGTAGATCCGGAGGATATAGATGAAGTTAAGTGATGATAATAAAGAAGCGTTGGTGAGTAGCCTAATCGTAGGCACGGCGTTTGGGCTGTTCTTCGGGGCTTTGGTGCATTTTTATGGGAATACGACAACCAATGCTTATGTGGTAGGGGTAATCTTCGCTATCATCGGGACGTTAAACGGCTTGGTGTTGACATGGGACTTTGAGGAGGTTGAAGATGACGCTTCCTGAGATGTATTACTACGACCCACGAAAGAGTGAGAAAGAAGAACGGATTGCGAAGTATGAGCGAGAAATAGCGTCGTTACAACATCGGATCCAAGAGTTAAGAAAACTAATTGAGAGTGAGAGAGCAAGCGCACAATGACGCAGATAATAATGCCGATGTATAACCCGTCGCCGACGGCGGTGGAGTTTCATAACGATGATACCTTCGTACGAGGTGTGATAGCCGGCGTAGGGACAGGGAAGTCGGTGATGATGATCCAAGAGCTTTTGTTGCGTGGGTATTCACAAGCACCGGGTGTAGATGGGGTGAGACGTACACGATTCGGTCTTGTGCGGGCGACATATCCTAATCTTCGGATGACGACGGTTAAGACATTCGCCGAATGGGTAAGTCCTATGCTTGCACCGGTGAGACAGACGGCGCCGATGACCGCGCGGTTTAGTGGTGGGTTGCCGGACGGGACGAGGTTTGATATGGAGTTCGTCTTCATCGCGTTGGAGAATGTGCAGGACGTACAGAAACTCAAGTCGATGGAGTTTACGATGATCTTCATTAACGAGGCACGAGAGGTGGCCTTCGAGGTGTATGATACTTGTAAGGAGCGTGTGGGTCGTTACCCAACACTTGATCCTGCGACAGGACGAGGTGGCTGTTCGTACAGTGGCGTTATCTTAGATAGCAACCCACCGTCGGAAGATCACTGGCTTGCGAAACTTGATTTAGACAAAGTTGAAGGGACTAAGATATTCCACCAGCCGGCACCGTTCATTGAGGTTGAGCAACCGGACGGGACAATCGAGTATATTGATAACCCTGCGGCTGAGAACCTTGAGTATTTGAATCAGAAACCAATGGTGAATGACATACCTTGGACGCTGGAGGAGAGACGAGCGTTCGGCTATCAGTATTATCGCCGTATGTTGGCTGGTAAGCCTAAGCACTACATCGATACGGAGATTATGGGTAAATATGGAAGCAACTTCGACGGTGTGCCGGTGTATCAAGGCTATTGGAAAGAAGATATGGTGAGTGCTTACCAACTTAAACCGACCTTCGGCCAACCGGTGATTTTGGGGATCGATACCACAGGTCTTAATCCGGCGGTGGCGTTCGGGCAAATTGAGATGGGGACATTGCTGATCAAGCATGAGCTGCTCGCATTAGACTTGCCGTTTGTACCGTTTGTTCGCGATGTGCTGATGCCATTTATCGCGCAGCATTATCCGGGGTGTGATGTAGTGGCGTTTACTGACCCGGCCAACCCACGAGATAGTAACCACGGTGAGACACCGGTACAGGTGCTTCGCAAGTATGGTATACAGGCGGTTAATGCCCCGACGAATAAGTTTAAACCACGACTTGATAGCGTGATTAGCTTCTTGCAACGACGTGAAGGTTTGCTCATTGATAAGCGGTGTGAGAAAATCATCGGGGGCTTTCGTGGTGGATACCACTACCGACCATTAAAAGTAGCTGGTATTGGGAAAACGTACTCGTCTGAACCGGTTAAGAATGAGTTCAGCCACCTTGCTGACGCTGTCCAATACCTTTGTAATGGCATAAGACACGGCACAGATAATCAACAACAGCACCGCGCAATAAAACGACCACCGTCTAAGCGCGTGTATTAGGGGATCGAATGAAGATTAAAGAAGAATTAGGGCTTGCTCAGCGCATTCATGATAGTCGCAGTGATGCTACACTTGAGATCCAAGACCACTTAGCACGGAGAGTAAAGCAGGACTTTGATGCTGCGGTGAGACATCGTAATACGGTAAGTTTTGGTGATGCTACTGCCGACGAAGTGTTGCATAGATGCTACAACCAATACTTCGGAGAAATCCCGTGCGATATTAAAAAAGCCTTTGGGAATATGCCTAGCGTCAATCTATCGCAGTTAAAAATCAGTGCGCTAAATGCGTGGCTACGTGACTTGATTTTCGGCAGCGGTGGGATTCCTTTTGCTGTAGAGCCAACGCCGGTGCCTGAACTGAGTGAGAGCATGGTCGAAGAAGTGCTGATTAAAGTAAAAGATGTGTTGTTTGGTGGACAGGGGGATATGCCTTCTACACGAGCTGAGTTACAAGAACTAATCGATAAAGAGAAGTTTGCTACACGAGAGCTGATGATTGCCAAGGCAAAAGAGGCGAGTAAGCTCATGGAAACGGAGATGTGGGATCAGTGTGTAGAGGGTGGCTTTAAGAAAGCCGTGCTTAAGTTCTTGCAGGACTTTTGTATCTATCCGTATGCCGTCTTGGAAGGCCCAACCCCTGAGATAAGAACTCGCATGGTGTGGCAGGGCGATTCATTGAAGGCGAAAGACGAAGTCATCTATGCCGTCAACCGTGTAAGCCCATTCGACTTCTTTTGGTCTCCTGACAGTACGAACGCCCAAGATGGGTCGTATGTCATCATCCGTAAACGCTACTCCAAACAACAGCTCATGAAGATGGCGTCGTTACCGTCTTACATCCAAGAGAATGTGATTGCTGCGCTTGAACACTTTGCTAACCGTAATACAAGTGTGAACTGGTTAAGTCCTAATCCGGAAGAAGGCGGTAATATTATTAGCTGGGACGGTAATTCACCGTTAGAGGTGCTTAAGTACCATGGTGCGGTGAAAGGGTCAATTCTTAAAGAATACGGTGTTAAGGGCGTAGAGGATAATGAATACTATGAGTGTATCATCCACACGCTAGGCCATTTCACACTTAAAGTCATTATTAATCCTAACCCGAATGCTAACGTTCGACCTGTCTTCGTGACAAGCTACGAAACGACGGGTAATGGGGTGATGGGGTTTGGTATTGCGCAGAAGATCCGTGATACGGAGCGTGCGTTCCATGCGTGCTTGCGTGGTATGATCAAGAACATGGAATATTCCTCCGGCCCGATTGGTGAGGTTGACTTCACGCGAATTGCGCAGTGGGTTGAAGACGGTAAAGTCGGTGAAGTAGAGCCATATACGTTAAACCCTACGGATCCTGACCCGGTCGGGGGTGGTCGTCCTGCGTATGTGTTCCATAACTTCCCGAATTATACAGGTGCATTGAGTAACGTGTGTCAGTGGTTTATGTCGCTTGCAGACATTGTCACGCAAATACCAGCCAGTATTCACGGGCAACCGGTGGGGACGGGAGCAAACCGTACGTTCCGTGGGATGTCTATGCTGTATGGGAATGCGCTCAAGGGTGTTCAGAGCGGTATTACAAACTTTGATGAAGACGTTATTTCGCCGTTTGCTGAATCGCTATATATGCTTAACCTTAAATTCAATCCTAAGAAAGAGATCAAGGGTGATGCGAAGGTTGTAGCGCGTGGTGCGAGTGGCTTAATGGAACGTGAGTTGAAGAAAAACGACATGATTGAGGCAGCGCAAATTGTGATTGGCTTAGGCCAAACAGGACGAGTGCAACCGGGTACGTTGGATAAAGCGATTGACCGAGTACTCGAAGCCTTAGACTTGGCAGATGAAAACGCTGAGAAAGTATTAAGATCTATCATGGGAGAAGAATCTCTCGACTTAAGCCAGTTAGCCCCACCTCAGCAGGGTGGCGTGACGCCACAAACCGAAGTAACATCACAGACACCGCAAACGCCACAGGTGTAGTTTTCTAGTATGTTAGTAGTAATTTTTGAGTAAGTTGCTACTAACATAGAGATCGTGTAGAATTTAACTAATAACGCTATCTTGGAGATTTCAAATGAGCTTAAACGGCCGTAATATGCAGGTGGGTGACATCGTCCATGACATCCTTAAAGGTGCAGGTAAAGTCGTAAATGACGGCGGTGGCGTACTTAGTGTTACCGTAGATTTCGGTGCCGGAGGAAAGATGTCATTCGCGCAAGACGGAACTTTCGGGGGTGTGCAACGCCTTTACTGGAAGCAACCTTATATCTTCCAGCCGGAAGGGCCGGATGACGAAGCGTATGAGTTGGCACTTGACCTTGCGAAGAAAACGTACGAATGGGTTAAAAGCTATGAAAAACGTAAGAAAGGTTGCCAATAAAATCCAACTGTTCGCGTGGAACAAGGTAATTGTACCGTTCGCTGATTTGTTTAAGATCGAATGCGGATATTGTTGGTGGTGGCGAGGATTCTTCGTCGGTAGTACAATCACGACGATTTTATTTCTATTAACGTTGTAGGATACTCTATGTCTAACTGTAGTATTATTACTGGCAAAAAAGTTCACGCTGTAAGTCGAAGTTCTAACGCAGAAGAAACTAACCGTGCTGTGTTATTTGATAGCCTTTCCACCAACGCTGTAACGCACGTGGTAACTGTAGGTGAATGTAAGGCGTTAAAAATTTCCACTTTCGCTTTGCCGGCCGGTAAAAAGATTTTAGTCCACCGTGTCTATTTGGGCGGTGGCGTTATGCCGTTTGGTAGCGGATGTGCGTGCGGTGCCGACGAGGGTAAGTCAGCGATTGTTCAGTTGAGCGAACCACTTCGCATTCGTTGTTGTGATGTAGCGATTGACGGTTGCGCAGGGATGTTATTTTTAACGATTCCTGGTGATTACGTATTTGAGCTGGAAGACAAAACATTGTTAGGTCAGTTCGTGGCTCTAGCGGAAGAAGTGGAATGTTGCTGCTTACCGGAAAGTACGGTGATTGGTAGTGAGATTCCGACTGGTGGTATCGTCGGGGTAGAGTGTCCTAAAGGTGGCAATGGTTATGTACCTAAAGACCCTACGCCTCCAAGTCCTCCCCCTCAGGAGAAACCTAAAGAGCCTGAGACGCCTAGACCTCAACCGCAACCTGAGACACCTAAACCTCAACCTAAGCGGTCGAAAGTAGAGATTGAGTTCTTCGTGGATGATGCGGCTGTTGACAAGCTTAGTTTTGACGGTGAAGTGGGAACTAAGATTCCACGTGATGCGTTTAATGCTAAGCTAAATGAATACTTTGGACAAGGTAAAGAGCTTGTTACAACAACGTTCGCTGAGGGTGAAACGTTCTTAGACATCGACTATACGAAGTATTACTTAGTTAAACTTCGTACGGCTAAGATGTCGAAAGTAATTTTTAAGCGCGTAATCTTACCAAAAGAAGGTAGTATCGCTGACCCTGTTACTACAACCCTAGGTGAAGTTACTGGAAAAGTTGGAGATGAAATTCCTAGAACTATTTATGATAACCAACTAAAAATTGGTGGCTATAAATTTGTTTCGAGTGATTTTATACCTCCGATGTATTTTGCAGATACTGAAACACCAAAAGTGTACACCATTACTTTGCAGGAATATGATTTTAACCCGGTGTGGGAAGATGGTAGCGCAACGGCTAATTTCAAATTCATTAAACAAGACACAAGACAAATTCTAAAAGAATTTAGCGTAATGGGAATTATAGGGAAGCCTGTACCAAGAACAAGATATGACGAAGTTTTGTTAGAATTGCAGAATCAAGGTTATACGTTGGTCTCAACAACGTTTAATTCTTCTAATGCTTCTAACCCTTCTAATATTTTCACAGGAGATTCTCGTGATAACTTTGAAATTATTATGAAAGAGGAAGTGGTACCGTTTGACCCTCATACTCCTCCTCGTAAACCGAACCCGATAGCCCCGGACGGCCCTAATGACCCGATGGATCCACGATAGGAGATAATCATGGCGATTGAAATTGTAGATCAAAAGCAGACAACGAAGTTCTCTAAAGTGTTTATGGTTACACCTGGATACGTCGTGGTAATTTCATCCTTTAATTTTCGTTGCGCAGAAACGGATAAATACGGTGATGTAACACGCGAAGGTGACTGCGCCGTATTACATAAGATTGATATTGTAGGTGGTAAGATCCCACATCGTGATGGGTGCGTGGATTGCGAAGGATGCGTATTAGATTCCGTCGAATCGCAGATCGTATCCTCTGAACCTGTGGTACAATGTGGTGAGCTGTGGACGCATACACCGAATAACAATCTCACGGTGTTATCTGTTCCTGGCTATTATATGTTTGAGCTATGCGATAAAACTATGATTGGTTCAGCAATTATGCGTGTAGAAGAACTAACCGTGGCGCAAGCTCAGTTACTTCCAAGACCTTTATTCCATGGAGAATAGAAAAATGGCAAGATGTGCGAAATGCGGAAAAATGGCCGGTATTCCGTCTGATATTATGATGAAAGATACCCGTACGGGTACACAACGCAAAGTAAAAACTGATGCGGATTTAGTTGGTAACAAAGCAATGCTTAAAGACCAACGTGGTATGAATCAAAAGAAATTAAGTCCGAAGAATCCGATTCGTGGCTAAGATTAAATTCGGTGCATTCGTACCAACGGATTTACAAGCTCGCACACTGTATAAAGTGTTCAGTGACCCTTCAACGTGTGCTGAGTTTGTAAACTTACTAACTTTAGCAAAAGAGTTTGTAAGTAAGGAGCAGGTTCGTTCAGCTCAGGCTTATGCTATTACAAATGAGCAACCTGCGAGAGCGATGGCCCTACAGTTAAAGGGTCAAGAACAGATCATCGATGATTTAATTGCGATGATTAAAACAGTCAATAAATAAGGCACAAGTTTATGGCTAAACATCCATTCGCAGACCAAGCGCGCGCTCAGTTAGAGGCTAACGGCATTGTATTTAATACCGATGGATCTACAAGCAAACGTGTAGATCAAACAACTCCCCCACAAGAACCACCTGTTGCAGGAGAGGTTAAAGCACCTAATACCGTTATTGTTGGAGAAAGTACCAACACTGAAAACAATACAACCGCTCCGAATGATAACGGTGGTGCAGAAGACCCAAATAAGCTACTTGAGCTATATCGTAAGCGTAACGCTGAGCTAGAAGCGCAGATCGCTAACGGTAACAAAAATACAGCTCCTTCCGCACGAGAACTTGAGTTGGAGCAAGAATTAAGTAATCTACGTAGTCAGATGTCAACGCAGACACAGGCTCAGCAAGCGGACGCAGTCCGTGAGTTGTTAGATCGTAAAGGCTTTAATAGTGAAAACGTAGATGATGATGTGTTAATTGAAATCCGTGATACGTTTGTTAAGCCGGTCTATGACCGCGTACTTAACTTAGAAGAACGCTTGTCTCAGACAGAACAACGTACACGTGAACCGACTGCGGAAGAACGCAAACTTGCGTTAAAGAACGAAACGCAGAATAAGATTTTTAAAGCTATTCCGGATTTCGGTGTTATCTTTAATTCCGAAGAATTCCAAAAGAAATTAGCTGAACCGGATAGCCGTTACCCATTTAAGACCACTTATGGTCATGCGTTACAAGACGCACTGGAAAGTGGGAATGCAGATTTTATCGTGGATGAAGTGAAAGCGTTCATCAGCGGTAAGGCACCGGCAGCAAATGCAATCGCGGATGTTGGTGCAACGAATGGTGTAGCTAAAAACGCTTCTACTAAGAAGGAGGAAGGGTTTACGTTCACCAATGAGGAAGCTGTAGAGATGCTACGTAAGCGTCAACGACGACTTATTACGATGCAGCAATATAGCGAGTATCGAGCGAAACTGGGCGCACATCGTTCCAGCGTTCAAAACTAAAATAGGAGAACATGATGTCTAATTTGAATGGGTTAGGTTCGGCGTCTGGGTATGGGAGTATCATGGATACTCCTCTCGCTACGAAAGGCTACCACTCCCAAATCATCGCCCGTGGTTGGGAAAAAGACATTATTGGGGAAATTGTTAACACCAATATTGTCTCACAGGCTTTTGACTGTAACCAAGTCGTAGAATTCTTATTGCAACCGGATGTCGGTGCGTGGAAGAACTACGAAGATAACCAAGTAATTAAACCTGATGAAGTGTCTTTAACTTCCATCCAAATGCGTTTATGCCACCAAGCATACAAAGCGTTGAAGTTTGACAACAACACACGTCGCAATATGTGTGAACACTGGAGTATGTTCGAGGATGCGTTCTTAGATTCATGCTACAAAGAATTATCCGGTATGTGGCACGCCTTCGTACTAACCGGTATGGTGCTTGAAGCCCACCCAAATAACAAAGGTGCAAACGCAGGTCGTCATCGTTCGATCAACTTAGGTACCGTTGGTAAACCGGTGCGTATTACGCCAGCGAATTTGCCTACTGAATTATTGAACTTACGCCAAGTCTTAGTACACCGTAGCCGTTGGGAAAACAACCAAATGTTCTTGATTGTTCCACCGGAATTCGGCAACGTATTAATTCAATCTGAATATCGCTTGGCAGCGGACATCGGTTGCTGTAAAGAGCCGTCTATGTTGTTGTCCGGTGAATTCCCAGGCCAATTAGCCGGTTTCCGTACGATTGAATCTATGCGTACACCAGGTGGTTACGACACCGCAGTGAACAAACAGGTGTACTACATCTTAGCGTTCCGTAAAGACGCGTATGCCTTTTATGGCGACATTACGGAAGGACGCATTATCGAAGATAAAGACTACTTCGGCTTCCAATATCAAATGGCAGCTATTTGGGGTGGTAAAGCAATCTTCAACGATGCAATCGCCGTAGCGTATTGGACTTTTGAATAAGGTAGGTAAAAATCATGGCAAACATTAATTTAGCTCGTGGTGGTGCATACCGTTATGAAAGTAACTACTTAGCTCCACACCAAGTATATGGTGAAAACATTAATCGTCCGGCATTTCGTATCGCCGGTGAATATATGCACGGCTTCTTTACTGCCGGTGCATCGTTCAACCCACTGAACAGTATTGGCCAGGCAGAAGCTTTACGTAAAGCGAATGTTAAGGTCGGTGATTACTTAGACTTGTTCGTGATTCCTGAGCATCATACTGTGGTTGACGTGGCAGCGTTGGTTATTCCAATGCAACACGAACGTGGCTACTTCTTGCCACCGAACAGTGACGGTTTAGTATTTACCTTAGAAGCACACATTATTGACGCTAAAACATTGGCTCATGAAGGTGATGTTGACCTCGTAGATCCTATGACCGGTATTACGGCAAATACTCAAATGATGAAACGTACGGCGGTGAAACCAGCTAACGGCGGGTACTTTGTTCCAACCGGTAAAGCCGTGAAGTTGGTATTGAAAGTAGAAGGGCTACCGACTGATAAATTCACTTCTATCGCTGACGTCACAAGTCGCGTAGAAGTATCAGCGCACGTGTTCGACTACGAAGTACCGATGCACTTGTAATTGAAGCACACAAAGCGCGGTGAAATATCCGCGCTTTTAATCTAATTATATTGGAGAAAAATATGGCACAATTTAGTTCCACCGCAAACCCGACCGAAAACGTTGTAGCTCCTCCGCGTGCAGCGAAAGCACCTTACTTACGTGACGCGGCTGGTAATATTTATTTATGGACGCCTGAGTTAGCCACACGTGGCGACTTAGTTGCGGCGTATGATCCGGATGAACCTGAACGATTCGCCGATGATCAAAAACAAATTGAATTGAATCGTCGCTTGGAAATCGCGCAACAAAACGCTCAAGCGGAAGAAGCAGCGCGTATCAAAGCCGAAAAAGAAAAAGTCGAGGCTGAGAAGCAAGCGCACGAAGCTGAGAAGATTGCTGAGGCTAATGCACGAAACCTCGAAATTGCACGTCAACAGCTCGAAGAAAAAGAAGAGGCCCACGCTAAAAAAGTGGCTGAACTTCAAGCGCAGATTGATGCCTTAGCGAAAGGACAGGCTAAAGAAGTGTTAGCGGAAGAGAATGGCGAAGATAAAGCGGTAGAAGAAGCCGAAACTAAACGTAAATCTCCGCCGAAGAAAGTTAAAAAAGCATCGCAAGAAAGTGCGACCGCAGATTTAGAGGACTTAGATCAATAATGACTACGATCAACGACTTGATTGAAGGCGTAGCACGCGACTTAAACGATTACACGGACGGTATTCCGGCTAAGCAATATCAGCGTTGGAGCCAACGTCAGTTGCTTGAGTATTGGAATGAGGCGATGTGCGTCATGTACACGCTTAATCCGAGTAAGTTTAAGAAAACGCGTGTAGCGAAATTGACACCGGGTATAAACCAAGAGTTTAAAGGGTGTGAGCGTGTTCTATCAGTCGTTGGCGTGTGTGATGAAGAAGGTCATGTCCTCTACGAAATCGAACAAGACAAGGGCGATAAGCAACTTAAATGGGGTGGCTTTCGCCCACGTCAATGTTCTACCTTCCAACATAGCCGTGATTTCAAACTAACGAAGTATAATATCGCTACCGATAAGGATGGGTCTGTCTTCGTGAAACCGGCTGTACCATACGGCGTAGATGTTTACTTAAAATTTGTTTGTGAAACACCGCCGGTTAAATTCGAAATAAACGATTTAGGTGCTGACGTTGAGCAGTCTAACTGCGCTGACGTTACGTTAGGCGTACACTGGGTACTTTTTAGAGCGTTAATGGTAGATGAAGAAAGCCAGTCGTCCAATACGTTAGCTACGCAGCACCTTAACCTATTCTTAAAACTTATCGAGGCGAAAGTCGAAGTCGATAAAGAATCTAATTACAATCTTACAGGCGTACCTAAAGAACTACGTCAATTAGTAGCGAGAGAGATAGCTAAATATCAATTAGGTGCGCGAGGTAGATACTATGCGTGATATTAGCACCACTGTACCGTTGTCGTATTTTATTGATGAAATCATGTTGCTGGACGGAATTGAGCAACCGATGGCGGAAGATTATGTGCGTAAAGCCGTAATCGACTTTTGCGTAAAATCGCAGATTCTTAAACGTACGACCGAAGTTGAACTTATTGCTTGTGCGGACGAATATTTGCTAGATATTGAAGACTGTGAGCGAGTTGTAAGTATTAGAGAAGTTTGTGGGTATGAGATCTTGAAAGAGGAGCCTTGTACCAAACCGAATTGCTACGGTCGCAACGTATGGTTTGTGCCACCAAATAATCTTAAGATTAGCTCTACACCAGTCGAGAGTGGGGAACGGGTGAGGGTCGTTGTGGCCGTAGCACCTAAGCAAGACTGTTGCGAAGTAGATGCCCTTATTTATGAGCGTTACCGTGAGGTGATTGTAGATAAAGCCCTCGCTATGTTGTATCAGATTAAACAGGCACGATGGTTTGATATACAGCTATCGATGTTACACGCTAAACAGTATCAGCAAGGATTATATCAAGCGAGCGCAGATCGAATCCTTGGCACTAAACGGGGTAAAATACGAATGAAATCCGGAGGGTTGTATGGCTGAGTGTAAGCCTTGTAAAAATACCACGGTAGATAAGCCGAAAGCGTGTAAATCGTTTTCTATCTGTGTAGGAAATAAGTCTTTGGTATATGATGGGAAGTGCCTATCTCTACTTAACCGTAAGAACCCAATTCCAGCCGGTACTTATACTTCTATTACGTTAGATGAAAACGGGTGTATTATCGAAGCTGGTACGGCTCCTTTACCACAATATACACCGCAAGCGTGTTGTGAGCATAACGACGCGGCAGAAGTAGAAGCCTTACTTGATAAAATTGCAAATAGCGAGAAGTTGAAGGCGAAGTTAAAAGCAATCCTAGGAGGATAAATAATGAATCTGTTGTATCGCGACTTCAAGGGTATGGTTCCACGATATGACCGGCACTTGATTGGTGGCGAATACGCAGAGTTAGCTTTGGATGTAAACTTGTGGCATGGCACGTTAAAACCGTTTAGAGAAACGAAGTTATGCCACAGTATTAAAAAATCAACGAAGTCCGTGTTTTACGATGGATGTTGTTGGAAAGAGTTCGATAAATGTGTTGATTTTACGCGCCTTAATACGAGCTGCCAACGACAAGTCGTTACCGGACTTTTTGATTATCCGGCTACTGCGTGTTCTGACGAATGTGAACCGAAGTGGATCCGATTGGGGGTTCCTACACCAATGTCTGCGCCTAATGTAGAGGTAATTACGGATTTGAAGCAACCGTCGTGTGGTGCATCTAATTTCATCGACGGGATTGATTATGACCGAACCGCACGTACTTATGTTTACACCTATGTGAATAGTTGTTGTGATGAAGGCGCACCAAGTCTTCCAAGTGAGGTCGTGGACATTGATGATGGTGGAACAGCTATCTTGTCCGGTTTTGAGACGCCACCACCGGAATATGGCGTGGAGAAAATAAGAATTTATCGCTTAGTGAGTGGTTTTGACGCAGAGGCCATTAATTTAGAGAGCGTCATGATCGGGGAGAAAAGCGATGTGAGCGAGTTCTTCCTCGTCGCGGAAATACCCGTCAACGATTCCACTTACTTAGACAGCAAGCGTGATTATGAGTTAGGTAGCGTACTTGAGACGAAGGATTACTTACCGCCACCGAAAGAATTAGAAGGCGTTATCACCGTAGGCGGTACACAGTTGGCCGGATTCTACGGCAAACGCATCCGCTTTTCACTACCGCATTATCCACACGTATGGGAAGATGCAGACGAATTAACGGTGCATGACAATATAAAAGCCCTCGTTGAGTTTGAGAATAACGTCATTGTACTGACGTGCGGTGCGGTGTATTTGGTAGAGCCTATTGCAGACTGTAAGACGGTAGGGTGCCGACAAGTACATAAGACCTTAGAGAACTACCCATTGCTGAGTTGTTGTGGAGGACACGGTTATACTAAGACACCGAAGGGTGTTGTATTCGTAACCGCGGAGGGGTTGATCCTAACGGATGGGAAATCAGCACAGAACATCACCTCGCCTTACTTCGCACAAGACGACTGGCGAGCGTTACACCCTGATCGTATGAGCGTAGCGTATCATCGCGACGGTATTTATTTCTTTAGCGATGTGGCTGCTTACTGCTTACAATTCAATATCAGCTTAGCTGACTGGCAACATAGTAAGTTGGTACAACTATCAGACCGACCATTGTACGCATTCAGCGCAGATGAAGAACTTTACCTCGTGTACGAAGACGGTGTCTATCGTTGGAACGTAGGGGATAAATTACGCCCGTACGTATGGCGAGGAAAAGTAGAGGTCTCACCTACGCAAGTTAATTTTGCTGGAGCGAAAGTAAGTCGTTACAATGGTGGGGATGTGAAGTTTAAACTCACCGGTGATGGTATTCCGATCAAGGAGTACAGCCCATTAAAGACGGAGAAATTTAGACTTCCTTCGGGTCGTCGTGATGTAGAGTTCCAAGTCGAACTCACCGGCACGGCAGAAGTTTATCAGGTAGAAGTCTCTACCAGTTATCATGAGTTAGGCACAGTATGAAGATTCAAACAGTAAAATTTCCCTCTACACCGGAAGAAACCTTAGAACAGGTCATTAAAATGCGACCGTTCATCGATAAAAGTTTCGCAGAAATGGACGGATCTGATTCCACCTCATTGCCGAATGAGATGTTAGTTATGATGTGGCATTCCGCGGGTTTAGACTTTGTTGAGCTACTTAACGATGAAGGCGAACGCGTTGGGTTAGCGATGAACCAGCTCTTATTCCACGAAGGGAAAGGGGAGCGAATGGTTAAGTTAATGACCGCATACATCGACCCTGAATACCGTGGCAAGGGTGAATTTAAACGCATGGTGGACTATATGAAAGTCATCTATCGTGCGCGTAATTTTGCCTATATAGACGTGGTCGTCTTAACAGGTAAACCGTTCACCTTAGCCGGAGAAGAAGTAGCGAAGATTATTCGAATGGAGTTATAAGATGGCTGAATTTACCGCTGAGCAGATACCCGGCTCGCTTAACGCTGGGTGGGATTATTACTTTTCGTGGGCTGAGAAGAATCACGCCGCTTGGAGCGCATTGTTTAAATCCGCTGAGGAGCAACGGGTAAAAGAATCGAAGCTATGGAGAGAATATTACCAAAAGGTTTACAAAGAGGATAACGCTTGGTGGAAGAAAACTATTCTCTTTGCGCTCAACGGTATTCAGCTATGGGCCTTGTCGAAACAGTTCCTCCAGCAAAAAGAACTTGCCGACCGCACTTATGAAGTCGCAGACCGGCAACAGAAGATTGCGGAGGAGCTATTTGATTTTTACAACGCCGTTTACAAACCGCAAGAAGATGCTATGAGTGCGCAACTTGCCGGATCTACTACCTGTGCGGATTATGCTGGTACGGGGGGAATGTTTGGTGAGAATGTTCGTAGAGCGTTCGATCAAACATTAGCCCTCGCTGAACGATGTAGCAGTAGTAATTGCGAACGTATATCGGACTTCGACCGTCGTGGGCTTGCGATTGAGCGTGCGCTGACGGAAGGGAACGCCAAAAATCATGCCTATAGATACGCGGAAGCACGCAAAGAGGCTAAGGATAATATGTGGCTTGAGTTACGGATCAAGTGGATTCAGGTTGGTCGTAATGCGTCACAACAAGGTCAGCAGGGTATTATGTCTGCGTTTGGTACCTTTAGTTCATTCGGGGCTGACCCTGGTGCTGCGTTGAGTACATTACTTGGTACGCTATCCAATACCGTAGGTCAAATGATTAGTTCACCTGTATCGCCGGATGGAACTTTAGGTAAGATGGCGCAACAAGGCCCTCTACCATACGCCCCATTCTTAGGTGGCATTAGACAGTCCGGTGATATTCAACCGACTAAGGGTTCAAAAAGCGTTACACGGAGTTTCTAAATGAGATTAGATAATTATAAAGAACTCGCCTCCGCTCAAGGTCAGGAGATGATCAAGCAGATAGATCATCACTTAGACCAAATTAAGAGTAATCATGAGGCGTGGGCCAAAGAGTTTGAAGCAGCAGAGAAAGCTCGTCGCCAAGAAGAAAAAGAATGGCAGAAGTTCTACTGGGAAGTCTATACCGAAGACACGGCGTGGTGGAAATCTACGATTATGTTCGCGCTCAATGGGATCCAACTTTGGGCGTTGACTGAGCAATATCAGCAACAGAAAGAGATTGCGGATCGAACGTTTGACTTAGCGAATAGGCAATTAAAAATCGCTGAGAGTATGTATGCTCAGTATAAAGCGCAGTTCCAGCCACATGAAGTTGCATTGGGTGGACAGATTAATGGCTATTTTGCATCACCGTATAAACCTCAGTACAAGACCACTGGCGGTCGTATGATGGCGACAGCTCGTCTTCAAATGGTCGGTAAGCGACGTGAGGTTTTAATGTGTGCGAGTCAGTATTGTACAGGTGCTACACGCTCAGCGTTGAATGAACTCATTTCCACGGAAGCCAAATTGATTTCCGCTGGAATGAATAGTGCGGTTAAGTATGAAAACTCTCGCGCGGATCGGATGGAGAATAAGTGGTTACAAGCTAGACTTGCGATGGTTCAAGCAGGACGTGGTTTGGCCGGGCAGGGTTTGGAAGGGGCTAATGCCTCAGCGAAAGCGTTTGCGTCGTTTGGAGCTGACCCAGGTGCAGCTCTATCAAGTTTGTTAGGGACAGCTGCGTACACTATCGGCGGATTAATCTCAGCACCTACACGCCCACAATATTCGCCAAGTGGTGGTAGTTACGGTACAATATACAGACCAAGTACGAAGGTGGCGGTGAATACAACGCCTAAGACTTCACGGACTTATTAGGAGACTTTTATATGTTCATTGTTTCACCGACAAGAGGCGGTTATCGAGGAGACGTTGTTAATAGTGGCTTTCGCCAAGGGCGACGTGACGCTTATCGGGACTATATCGACAATTTCAATTTCGCAACAGAAGCGGACGCTGCGAATAGTGCGTTGAATCAGTTAGATGTTGAGCGTGTTGCCAAGAACTACGGTTTACAAAACGAGATGGCGCAAGGTGCGCGTAAAGAGGCGTTAAGTTTTGTTGGTGATTCTGCTAAGATCGATAACGCGGTACGCGATGCTAATATTACATTTGCGCAAAATGCTCGTCTTAATAGTAAAGCTGACGAGTTAGGGCAGTCCAATGCTAACATCGTTTTTGCCAATACAGCCGCAGCAGAAAACAAAGCAGGTTATGATGCGAACACCTCCGGCTATCAGCTAGATAACGTGGATCAAGCTAACCAAGCATGGTCTGACAAAGCGCAAGCACAAGGGTTAGCTAACCAAAATACGGAAGAAACTATCCGCTTTAACCGTAATCGAAATGACAACATGGAAGGCTTACAGGAAGCTACGCGAGCGTTTGGTGAAGCACGTAATTCGGTGTTTACTGCGCAACAAGGCTTCGATACTGCGAATAATGACTTAGTCCAAGCGCAAAGTATGACACCGGAAGCTTGGGACAAAGCGTTTACTTCTGCGTACGTAGCAAGTCGCCAACAAGCCGGCGATAAACGTCCACCGGAAGAAATTATTGCGGAAGCTAAGTTACCGGCGAATGCGCAGAAATACCGTGAAAGTTTGGACGCGTATAAACAAAGCATTATCCAGCAGGCGCAATCACAAGTCGATGATGCTAAAGCCGGCTTAACGGCTGCGCAAGAAGCCATGCTAAAAGCGCAAACTGACATGGAGGCTTATTCCGTTGGAGCTACAGGATCTAAAGGTCAGTCTAAAGCAACGAATAAGCAGGAATCCTACAAGGTAAATAGCTTTAAGCTCGGCGACAGTGAAAACTTACAACAGTTTATCAACAAGGGTAATGGCGAAAACATTAACGAGAACGTGGGGCTAATTGGGCGCACATTGTATTTCGCAAATGGCGAAAAATGGGAGTTCCCTGTGGGTTACACAAGAGAGCAGATCTTACAGGAAGCTGGTCTTTCAGATCCAAACACAACCAAAAATCAGAATGAAAATCCACTAGGGAGATAGAATATGGCTACAAGAGCTGAATTAGAAAAACACTTAGATGACCCACGGGTACAAGCCTTCTTGGCGATGATTCGTGATGCAGAAGGTACTTCCAAAGGAGCTGACCCGTACCGTGTATATGGCGGTAGCCACAAGAACCAACTTGAATCATTGGATAAGCCTACCTTCCACAAATGGGGTTTCAAGCAAACTGACGGGAAGAATAATAGCTCCACCGCCACCGGCGCATATCAGTTCCTTGAGCGCACATGGAAAGACGAGGCTAAGAAGTTAGGACTTAAGGATTTCTCACCGGAATCACAAGACTTAGCAGCCGTATCGTTGTTATCGCAAAATGGTGCGCTTAAAGAGATTTTATCCGGCGATTTTAACAAAGCCGTGGCGAAGTCTAACAGAACATGGGCGAGTTTGCCTGGTTCCCCGTACTCTCAAAAAACACGAAGCACTGAATTCGTGAATAGCTCTATCCAACGCCACTTAGGTGATGCACCGGAGGAAGGGAATCAATATGCCGCAGTGGAAGAACCACAAAACCCAAAAACGACACCGGTGGTGAGCAAGACGTCAACTTCGCAAACACCACCGGTAATGGAGAGCGTAGCGAAGATCGAGGAAGTAGCGAAGACAGCGAACGTGTTACACAGCTTGCTGACGTTAGCCGTAAAAGTTTGGGGTTTATTCCGGAAGCGGTAGCACAGCTCTCGACTGGTGAGCAGATTATCCCTGAGAGCGCACAAGAGCAGGACTATCTAATTAACGTGGCGAATAACCCGAACTATTCGCCTGAGCAGAAAGATAGACTGGCACAGTTAGGGACGTTAGTAAAACCTCACAACTTTGACATTAACTTCGAGCAAAATAGACGAGACCAGTACCCAACTGAACTCGACGAGCCATTAAGAAGAATGATTAGAGGAAGTTAATCATGGCACTAAATTTAAATAAATTCGACTTCGGCAAAGTCGATTTCTCCACTCCTACCGCTACGCCTGAACAGCCTAGCGGTAGTTCTATATTACCACCCATTGAAAATTCGCAAACGAATGTAGCACCTTCGGCTGAGCCTTCTACGCAGAAATTAGCCGTAGATGAAATGGCGGAGTTCGATAAGAGTAATTCTTCTTTCATTTCGAGTGCGAACTCACGCTATGGCATCGACCCCTATACCGGTAGAAACGCCCTTAACTATACGCAGTTGAATGAACGTATTCGTCAAGACGGATTAAAGCCGTGGGAAAAACACGCGGTGCAACAACAATGGTTAAGCAGCCTTAAGAAATACCATGACGATTTACCGGACGGTAGCAAGAAAGACGTGCTTGGTAAGCAGATAAAAGAGATTGAAGACCTACCTGAGACGCTTAAAGAAGATGATTTCCTAGGACTTGGAGCGTACTTAGAGTCACTTGGCAAAGGTAAAGATGCCTTTGATTCGGGCGTTGCCGTTGCTTCTGCTCAGGGCTTAAGTCATCTCGCGGTATCTGATAGCGATCTAGATAAAGAAATTGAAGCGCAAAAACCACAGCTGTCTGCGGACAAAAAGCGGATCGATACCGCGATGGCGCGCTACATTAGTGACTACGTAACAAAAAGCGCCGAGACTGGTGAGCTGGCGCAAGTCAATGGAGCTGACTTAAGAACGATGGCGTATAACGCTTTGCCTAAAGAAGATCAAGAGAAGTTAGCGGAGTACGATAAAGAACTCAGTGCGCGTAGAACTGACGTTGCATTAAACCGGAAGGTAGATGGAACCGTAGGCGATGTGTTAAATACGGCACGCGGAATTGCGCTACAAAACACGGTCAATGCTAATAAACACAGTCGCTATGTAGGCGAAGATGAACGACAAGAGGATTTTAATAAACAAGCGGCGGAAGGACTGTGGGGTACGATTAAGGCATTTGCTAACGACCCTGGAGCTGGTATTCGTGTTGGCGCATACAGTACGGGGCAGAATGCTGTTCCGCAAGCGGTCGGTATTCTCGCAGGTGCAGCCCTTAAAAGTCCGATGGCTTATCAAGTCATCTCTAGCCTAGGAAACGTACCGGCGGAAGTGCAGGGTCAATTTACGGAAGCGTTGACAAAGGCATACCAAAAAGAGTTCGGTAAATCAGACTTGGCAGGTATTACGGACGCGGAGTTTAAGACCTTAGTCAACAAGTATGGATCTGACTTAGGTGGAGCGATTGACGATGGTCTTAAGAGTGCTTCGGCTATTATGGCAACTGAAGCCTTAACGGCTAAGGGCGTGGGTGTTTTAACATCTAAGCTGATGGATAAAGCCAAGATTAGTAGTGAGATTATTCGCCAAGCTAAAGAGGCTGGTACCGCTGTTGCTAAAAGAGACGTTGTAACAAAAGCGCTAGGTATCACTGGTGCAACCGCACTTAAACTCACAGGCGAAGGATGGGAAGAAGCCTTCGGACAAATGGCGTCAAATATCGCTTTGAACAAGCCCCTCACGGAAGGGGTAGGACAATCGTTCATCATGGCGATTGCAGCTTTAGAGAATATTCCGAACACCATTGCTGTAAGTAAAGACGCAGCGAATATGAGTAAGGTAGGCGATAACGTTGAAGAATATGTCGCTAAACAGCAAGAGCAGACTAACGCTACAACCGCGGAAGGTGCGAAAGCGGTAGAGCCAACGGAGGTCATTGAAGCCAAGGCAGAGAATAAAGCTCCTCCGGCGAAAGAAGAAAAAATCGAGGACGCTGAGGTAGTTGAGCCTGTATCGAATGCGCAAAAGACTTTCGAATCGATTAGAGAAAAAGCTAAGCGAAATAAGAAAGGTAACGCATGGGAGCAAGAAACGCCGGCAGGTGAACTATCTAATGCGGATAAGTCTGACCTGTTCACGGAATGGAACGAGCTTGCGAATAAACCTGATGCGTCTTTAACTGACGACCAACGTAATCGCATTCAAGAGATAGAAGATCAATTTTCTGATAAAGACGGCAACAACTATTTTATTGAGGCTCTCAACGCGTGGGAGCGAGGAGATTTTAATGAAAATAGAACAGATAATCGAGATGGCGCGGCAGATGCTAACGGGCAACCTATCGAACAAGGATCTACTGAGCTTAACGGAAGCGGAGAAGAACGCAGTTCTCAAACTAGTGAATCAGTTCCGCCAGCTCAAACCGAAACCGTTGCCGAAGGACATAGCCAGTCCGACACGGGGGCTTCTGCGGATCCTATTGAACAACCGCACAATAACACGCCAGCGAGCGATACAACTGGGACTGACGGACGCACCGGAGAAACAGACCCAGTACGAGGAGAACGTGGAGAATTGGGGCAAGACGGAGGCCAACAAGGTGGAGAACCAACGCAAACTGTTGTCGAAGAAAGCGCAGACGGCGGAGTACAGCAACGCGCGCAAAGCGATAGCGTGGGAGAAACACTAGATAGTAAGCGCGCTTATGCAGCTCGCCACGGTGGTGTTAATGCGCTACGTAAGCGCATCGACGAAATTCAAGAGCAATATCCGCAAGCAAAAGATAGAGCGACGTGGGTAGATCTTCCTGACGACGTAAAAACTGAGTTGTATAACGCGACAGAAGCAGTGGCAGCGACAGGGCATACCGCGGAAGAAGCGAAAGCCTTAACTACACCTGTAAAACGTGAGACCCCTACCCCTTACTATAAACGCTTACTGAAATCTATCGCGGATCAATTACGAGATGGAGACTTCATCTCAGCCGTGCGTAAAGGTCAATTATTCGATGGTAGTCTAAATCTACGCGGTGTGTTCCTCTCAAACTCGCAAACGATTAACGATATGTATGGCGATGGGACGTTTGTTAGACCGGTGTTGAAAGAGGGTGTAACGCTTAACCCACTAGTCATTGATGGCAAAAACCTGAACTGGGATGCTCTCCCTCGCGTTGCAATACCGGAAGAAGTTAAGAAAAAGGTGAATGACCTCCTCTATGGCCCTGACGCTAAAGCTGACTTAACCGCTCGCTCTAAACGTGCGACTGATGCCTTATTAGGGTATGTTATCGCGAATGGTGTAACAGATGAAAACGGTGTGCCATATAATGCGGTTATGGTTAAGAGTTATACGGATATGGGTGGATATGGTGGTAAAGGCAGTCGCCATAACGTGGAGAATATGCAAGATGGTACCCTAGCTGACACTCTTATGCTCTCGCCTGACATCGTCTCGCATTGGGTAGAAGTGCCGGCTAAAAATAGATCTGTTAGAACTAGCGACACGGCTAAAAGCTATGCAGACATAAAAGACAAAGTGCCTCTCGCACGTCCTGTACGCAAACCTGTACCCGAAGCTACTTTAGCGCAGATGGGTGGCATATTAACCGGCGATGAAGAGTTAGACACAAGAACAGGTGTCAGTCAGAAACGTAAGCCAGCCCATGCTTCATCCCCACAAGGTGAGGAACATAAAACTGATAACTCTAAGAAAGACGAAGTCAATCCTGCGAAAGCTGAGTTATTAAATAAAATTAAACAACTCAAAGGAACACCCACTGCGGATCAGATATCAGCCATCAGAGACGAGGCACGGGAGAAAGGTTTAACTCGTGACTTACAAGTAAGAAGCGCAATCCATAAACTCGTGGACAAGTTAGATGACAGCGAGTTTGAGCGTTATTCGCATATCGAAGATGAAAAACGAGCTGAGCGTAGAGAACAAACACACAAAGAATTTAAAGAAGCCATTTCTAAGCCGTATGAAGAAACGGTGAAGAAAAGTAATGCGAAAGAGGCTGCGATTAACGAGGCGGTAGCTACTGAGAAAGAGCAGATCAATACCACTAACGAATTCGCGAAAGAGTTCAAAAATGTTGATCTACGTCAAAATCAAGCTGTCGCACATCGCTTGCTTAAACAGCACCCTGATCGTGAAGACGACATTAGACAGGCATTCTTCCGTGCTACGCCACAAGCGAGAGATTCTAGCTTTGAGGCGGCTAAACGTGGGTATATTAAGTTCCATAAGAATAACCCTACGCATAAGGATTTTGAAGGCACGAAAGACGGCTTATTGGGCTTCGACTTTAAAGGCAATCCAGTGTACGCCACTACGGAGGAGTTCTTCGATCAGTTAGTAGAGGACGAATCTTACCAAGCGGTTGCTACCGAAACGCTAGCTCATGCGCAAGCCGTTGAAACGGATAAAGTGAATACGCAAGAAGAGGCGGTTAAAAATTCACTTCGTCGTAATCAGTTCCGTGGCAAAGCTAAAGAAATACGTGAGGAGGCTGCGAAAGTCTTAGGGCAAGAGCGTGCCTCTAACCAAGACCTCGCTGGTATGGCAACCGATCGAGAAGTACGCGAGAGTGTAGATCCACAATCTTTGCTTCGTAAATTCTTAGACTACCTGAATAAAGTCTTGGCGTCCGTTATTGCCGTGGTTGCCGTTGGGTCAATGACTATCCCACAAGACGCTCACGCGCATACAGGATATGGTACATTTACCCAGTCGCAGAAAATCGAAGGTGCATCGCAAAAAGCCAGCGATACTATTAATTGGGTTGTGGCCAACAAAGACCACGGCGGTAAATCATTCGTTGTCGCAGATAAAGAAAACGGTAAGATTTTAGTCGTTAGCACAGAAGGTAAAGTACTTGATTCACAAAACGCAATCTTTGGTAAGAACAAAGGTGATTCAAATGCGTTCGGTAATACGCCAAGCGGTAGATTCCAACTTCACAAAGTGGATACGAAGCAACTTACCGCAACAGATCGTCGTGTGTTTGGAGATAGCGTATTAGACTTGACCGACAAAGAAACGGGTAAGAAAGCGCGTAGTTCGGACGGACGAGTTATCGCTATGCACCGTGTGGTGAATTTGCCTGAACGGAAAACAGCCTTAGACACCGCAACCGCAAGCGACAATTTCTTATCGCATGGTTGCATTAACATTCCTACTGCATTTTACAATAAGGCGGTGGATAAGTTAGATGGAGCGATGGTGTATGTCCTTACGCAAGAAGACGGTAAAGCAACACAGCCTACTAAAGACACCAGTAAGCGTACGCAGTTTAAGCGTTCTGCGTTGAAGTGGAGTAAGGCTGCGAAAGACGTTAAGGCTGAGGGTATTTCTGTGGATAAATTGTCTTCCACCTTGGAAAAGGCGCTAGGTGATTTAAGTAAAAATATCCGGTTCGTAACTAAAGAAGACTTCGACAATGAAGGCGCATTTAATACGTTGCGCAACGCTGGCGTGGAAGGTTTCTACGATGCCGATAGCCAACAGGTTTATATTGTCGCTGATAATATCCGTGCCGATAAAACTCTTTCCGCAGAAGAACGCGCTACATGGGTGGCATGGCATGAACTCTTTCACCAAGGCCTCGATGTAAAACACGGAGAAAAATTGGGTAAAGTTTTAAGTGATGTGAGCAATAACGCTTTCATTAATTCACTAGCCAACGCTATCAGAAACGACCGTGCGGATAATGAGTTAACGGAGATTACGCAAGAGAAAGCCGTTGAAGAAGCACTCGCTGAATTAGGTGCTGCGTTAGAATCCAATAACGTCGCTTCGCTTGAACAACGCTACGGCATTTCTGTACCTAGAGAGCTACGTGGCGAGACTAAATCTTTCGTAGAGAAAGCACTTTCTACGATGGCGAACATCGTACGCAAAGTTCTAGGCAAGCCGACCTTTACCCATAAGCAAGTGCTGACTTTGTTAGATGAAGCTAAACAGGCAATCGTCCCAAGTAAAGAGATGCGTGAGTTAGCTAAGGCTGAGTTGGAGTTTATGCACTCACCTGATTCTGCTTTGGCCGGGGCAGTATCATTTTCAATCGCTGATAAGTTAGTCGAGAAAGCGAAAGACTTCCGCGATGTCATTGTTGGCGGTGATATTAGTCGTACTGGTTCCATTCCGTCCCGTGATGGTTCGCGTTCTGCGAAAGCTACGACCGCAGGTCAAAACGCTTTATCACGTTGGTGGACGTGGGTGCAAGACTCCATGCAAATTATTATCGACCTCGATCCGGAAGGTAATGGGGGTAAGCTCTCCAACGCTGTAGCTACGTTCTCCAACCGTGCGCAACAGGTAGCGAGAAAATACAGTAAGAAAGCGAAAGCGTTCGAGCGTAGTATGCTTGATTTCGTAACGGAGAATAAAGACTTATTCCCGAAACGTAAGAACCGTAAACAGATAGACCACCTAATCCAAGACACAACGTCTTCATTACGTGCTATTACTGGCGGTAACGAAAAGATACGACGTAACATGGAGCGTACTATCTTCGGTGATGACATCTACGACCAAAATGGCAAATTCATTCGCCACGTTCCTGGTTTACTGGATAAAAAGCGTGAGTACGAGGAATACTTGGAAAACAACCGTATCATGAACTTAGACGTACCGTCTTATATCGTCGCTAAGTATAAACGCTATACGGAAGAATTAGAGAAGATGGTTAAAGTCCAAGATATGTTCGACCAGTCTGACGACCAAATCTTGGTGCCGGCGAATGAGAACGATACAAGCCGTAAGAACTGGCGAGGACATGATGGCTTTACCACGGCAGAGGCAGAGGCCAAATTAAAACAACTTAAAGACCAAGGGTTCATCGACGAGGACGTATCATCGCTAACCAAAGAGCCATACACGGTGCGCCGTTACTTAGGCACTGACGAGAATACCGGCGATCCAAAAATCGAAATGGTTACGCATTACCGCTATAAAACCAGCGATGTGAAGTCCACGGTAAAAGGACGAATTATGCCTATCGCTGAGCAATACGTTAGCCTCAGCCAAGAAATCTACCAAAAAGCGGTGGACTTAATTGGTGAAGAAATCATGGGGCAAGCTACCAGCGAAGAATGGGAAACCGGTACCATGGGAAAAGTTCGCAACGTGTATAACATTAATGCGAAAGACAGTAAAGGTAACGCGATCGATGACGTTTACGATGTAACAAACGCGAACAATATCGACCAGATTGTCTCTCGCCAAGAGGCAGCAGAATACTCAAGTCGTCAAAATGGCCGGGCGTTTAACGGTGGTACTGCGAGTGAAAACTTGACGTGGCATATTGAGTTAATGTCTAAGCAGTATGCGGCTAAGCACGTCGGTGAAGTTATGCTAGACATGAGTAAAACGCACCCTGATATAGTGAAAGTTTATAAGCGTAATACGCCTGATTACAGTAAACAAAACGGTATTCTCGTTGTGCGCACGGTAAACAATAAAGGGCAACTCGAAAAAGAAGTTGTTAAGGTATCTTTCGCGAATGAAGAAGCCAACCGCGCATTATTCGGTGAAAACATTGCTCGCTTTACACAATCGGATAACCTCGTGTTAAGAGCGATTCCGGCACTTGTGTCATCGCTAACGCGCTTGTCATCGGCTGGTCTTACCACGACGTTTGGGTTTAGCGTTATCAACGCCTACAAAGGTTACAACGAGAAACTCAATCAGTTAATGGCCTTTACAGAGACTAGTCCGTTTGTAAAAGCGATGTCGCCACAGGGGCAGAAGTGGTTCCAATCGAACGGGGCATTAGATACGTATGCGAAAGCGACTAAGCTCCAAGCGTTCTTGACTAAGAACAAAGTACAAGAGACGCTCATGAGTCCACTAAAAATGTTCGCAAGAGAGAAGGCAGCGTTACTCTTTTCGCAACGCTTAGTTGACAATGGATCATACGCAGAGAAAGCGGCAACGTTACTCAGTGGCTTAGTGCCGGCTAAGCGTAACGCCGTACAAGCAGAATTAGACAAACTCGAACTGATGTACAAGTCAGGCGGTATTTCTTCGCGGATTGAAGACTTGATCAACACCAGTACGGATTTAAAATTACGCTTTGCTGCCGGCAAGAAATTTACACGCCTAGTTGATGGTGCGAAGGCGATTCTCGATACAGCGTCCACGATGACAATGTCGCAAGAGCTAGTATCATCGCTAATGATGTACGACTTGCTCACCGGAACGTTTGGCATGGATCAACAAAAGGCGATTGAGGCGAACTTGCACTTTATGAACTTCAACAAACGAGGTGCCAGTAAGTTAATGGGTTATATCCGTAACTACACCATGTTTGGTAATGCTATTGCGCAAGGTGCGAAAGCCTTCCAACACGCTTATTTAGAGCAAACGAATAACCCTGATGATAGCTTTTTGGGTATTTTACCTGGCTACAAATGGTCGCCTAAAGGTACGGCCCGTATGGTGAACAACGTGGCAATCGCTGTATCACTTAATTTACTTGCGAGAGCGATTGCCGACTTCGCTTGCGACGATAACGGAAAACAGTTAGGCAACCCAATCTCCGGCATGAATCCATACCAATTACTCCGTGAGGTACCGATTGTGGTCGGATGTTCTGAGAGTGGCTACGGTGCTATTCGTTTCCCAGTGGAATATGGTGCCGGTAACGTAGAAAATGCACTAGGTGTATCTGCCGTACAGGTGATGACCGGTGCATGGTCGGTTGGTCAGGCGAAAGATTTCATCATCGACAGCTTGTCTGATAACGCCGTTCCGTTATCTATTCCGGTGGCCCACGGTAGCACGCCATTCCAAAAAGCGGCGTTGTTGTTATTCCCACTTGTACCTGAGCCGTTTAAAGATCCAACTTTAGCGGCGATGGGGTTGGATAACTTCGGCAACCGCCTTAACTCACAACTCGCGAGCTTTAAGGACTACAAGCCTGATACCGGTAAGAAGTCAACCGATCCAGCATGGGGGCGCATATCAACCGCACTTTATGACGCGGACTTCATGGGAATTAGAGCCAACCTAACACCGGAAGAAACAAAAGTACTCGTTACAGGTTGGACTAAAGGGGTATTTCAAAAAGTCCTCACCGCCGTGGTTGAAGACGAACCTAAGCAGTCTATTTGGGAGGCCATACTAGGGGTGAGTTCAGGCTACCGCAAAGAGCGAGGTTGGGATAAAATCGCCTATGCGATGTCGCAGACTTACATGAACGATCGTTACAGCGACTTAACCGCAATCGCAATCAAAGCGAAGGGTAAGGACAACACCGACCCAACGCCTACTTGGTTGAAGAAGAACGGGTATGAGTTAGACGACAAAGAGATGAAGTTACTTAAGTCAATTACGAAATACCGCCATGCGCTATCAAATACGAAAGCGTCGCAAGAAAAACGGTTTAATGACAACGTAACATTTATCAAGTCCATTAGAGAAATAGAGGGTATCGAATGATTTACCGAGCTGATAGCCGTACCAATGAAATAAAGTTGCGCCTCCGAAGAAGTGGGGCGCACTTGTGCTACGATGAATTGTCGTTACACATCACACCGTTACAGTGCGAGAAACCGCCTGAGTACTGTTATGGTTATACACCGTGCGGAGAGTTCCGACGTGTAGAGATAAAACGTGAACCACCACTAACTTTAGTGTATGATATGTTCGATTACGACGATGAAGGGAACGTACGTTTTATCATAGATAACCAATTCGCTGAGCTTTGCAATGGTCGCTATGTAGCTACCGTTAAAGCGAGAGGGTGTGAGGTGTATAAGTTCCAAATCGACAAACGCGATAAACTACAAGTCGCAGACGTCATCATCCCTGAACATGATTCTTGTTGCGGAGGCTAAACATGGTCGCAAAGACAATGCCGGGTTATGTGGGTAACTTAACGGCGATCTTGGAGGCGGATGATAAGTCTATTCCGCTCTCTAACCCAACCGAAATTATTAACCGTCTATCGCCGAACGATTGGACGACATTATTGATCCAAGACACTACCGGCTATGAAGTCGTAAAAGTCTTAAACTTCCAAGGTAACATCGCGATTGAGCGTGGTTTGAGTGGTACTAAACCTCGCCGGTTCCCTCTCGGAAGTTGTGTAACGTTTACTCCTAGCGATGAGCTGTTAGCAGCGTTTGATTGCCAAACGGACTGTTGTGAGAACGGAGTTGATGGTACCTACGGGAATACGACTACCGCGCCAAATACGGTGAACGTAGAAGTTATCCCCCCGCTTATTGGCGGAGCTGGTGCTGTTTTAGGTGAGCCTACGGGCTTTATGTTAATCAACGGCAAAAAAGTGCCGTTCTACGAATAGGAGATTGCGCTATGCAATTTTTCAACTTTAAAGACTACGCAAAATCATGGAGTACGTGGGTATTGTCTGCTGTGGCGGTAACTCCTGTACTCTCTGATAATGTACAGTCAATCGCGAGCTTGTTACCGGAAGCATGGAAACCTTACTTTGTCTCTGCGCTTGGTGTAATAGGCTTAATCGTTCGCGCTATTAAGCAAAAATAGGGGGCAACCATGGCTTGCAGAGGATGTGGCGATGTGGTCTATATGACGAAAGACCAGGTCGAGAACTACATTAATAAACTGATTAAAGACGGCGAACTCCAACCTGGCTTGCTAGGGTGTACGGGAGTTGCGTTGCCAAAAGGTACGCAAGTCGCGTCATGTGATGGCACCGGTGTCTCGACATACTTGCCGATCAAAGGCGACGGTACGAAGAATAATCCGGTTACGATCAACTTGAGTGCGGATAACTTCTCGGTCAATCCTATTACCGGTCTTGTTACACTTAAAGGTGTCGTAACGGCTGCGGATCTCGCGGAGTTAGAAGCACGCGTTAAGACTTTGGAAGATGCCCTCGCGAAGTTTGAGCAGTTAAATAGTATCGGTGGGGCAAGAGTTGGTGCGATCCAACCATAGGGAGTAGATATGGCGATTAAAAAAGAAGTCGTTACAGGTGACGACTTAGGTGAAGCCTTGGGTATCGACCCAGTGGCGAAGAAAGTAAATGTCTTAGCTGACGGAACGACAATTCGCGTAAATAGCGATAATAAGCTCGAAGCGGTTAATAGTGGCGGTGCAGGTTTAGACTGCGACGCTATCGACCAATTACCGGAAGCTGCGTGGAAAAAAGGGACGGTCGTCCTCGCAAAACAAGACGGACAATGTGTTCGCTTGACTGCGCTTGAGTCCATTTTCCAAGAGGTCGGGGTGGGTATCACCGCGAACAAAGTAACGGCGTTTACGGATGATAGCTTCGATGTAGTCGTAACCGTAACCAACACCGGCGAAGGTAAAAACGACCTAACTAACTTAGTTATCAACAAGCCTAACAGTGGCGGATATACCCTCCAAGACATCCGCGAAGCTAAACAAGACGTTGATTCTTTCGACAAAACCGGTGAACTTTCTTACGACATTAAAGGTCTTGCCAGCGGTGGTACATTCACGGTTCGCTTTAAAGTCGTTCCAAGCGAAGCAGGTACATTCCAATTCACCGCAGCGGTGAACCCAAATACCAGTTTAGACTTAGACGGTAAAAACAACACCGCGACATTAATTCTTTCTGCGCAAATTAAGAGAGACAACACCTACGTTCCGAGTGTAGATTGTCCGTTAATTACAGCAACGGAGTTAGATCACAATACGGTGTTGGTGCAAGCTGTTCCTTTAGTCTCAAGTAATTCGACGTATGTTACCCTCACAGAGACCAAAGCGATGAATGTGTTTGCTGAGAGACGCACACTTAAAGGTCTTCGAATTAAGTTGGATGGCGCTTCGACCGTTATTGGCTATGCGACGAACGGTACGAGTGGCTTCTACAGTCTAATCCTAAGCAATGGGACAACATCGCATGGGGTGATGGTATATGGGGATGATAACAACGTATCCACCAAAACAGATGCTAATGCAGAGAAAACAGGGAGCGCCGGTTTCACTTTCGCAAACGGTGTACTTGAGATCACCGCCGACACTGCGATCTTTGCTTTTTGTTGCCGCCCTACCGGTACGAATTGTAAATGGCAGACTTATAAAGTACTTGCAACCGTACCGACAGTCTCTCGCTCCATCAACGTAACTAATGCGACGGGGTGTACGACGAAAAAGGCAATTACCTACAAGTCTGAGAATAAACCTCGCTCCGATTCCTTCGAGAGAGTGCAGGTTATCCCATCGTCTGTTACTGTTGATAGAAGTCGTGTTATTCAACCCATTATAAGTAAATCTAGCCCTGCCTCCGCAGACGATAAACTTATCATCACGGTTCGTGCCGGTACCGCTGCGACTGTAGAGTTTACAAGTACGGATAACTATGCTGACGTAGCGACTTCGCAAGGTAAGACGGCTATTTCCGCAGGACGTGTAACAGTCGCCGCAGATGCGAAATCTACGGACTCTGTGAACACGAAATACATTCAAGTAATCGTCGAAGATTAAGGAGTATAAACGATGATTGAACATAAGGTTATTACCGATAAAAATACGGGCGAAGGTCTTGAAATTGATAACGGTAAACTAAATGTCGCCGTGGACGGTACTACGGTAGTTATCCGTGGCAATAAACTTGTCGCAGTGGGTAATAATATTGACCTTCACGTTAGTTCGTTAAGTTACGATTCGGAAACCGGCGAGCTAAAAGCGATTGTCACTGACGCTAATGGTGAAAACCGTCAGGAAGCCTCGACCTCATTGGCAGCGTTGCTTTCCCTGTCGCAAGAAGCAGGTAACTTACTTTCGAAGAAATCTGACGGTGTTTACCTCGGCGTTCGCGATGTGATCGATGAAATCGGTCGCGATGCGGTGAAAGAAGATACGCAAGTAATCAAATTAACCTTACTTAGCGGTGATTTCTTAGGTTACACCATTCCTAACTAAGTTCATACGGTGCCTTCGCGAGGAGGCACCTTTTCTTTAACCTCAAAACAGGAGTAAATATGAGTGTTGTAGTAAACAACTTTATTGGATTCAATCCACTTGAAGCCAAACCCGATGGATGTTGCGGATATGAGTTCGACATCGCAACGCTTGGCGTGCGACCATCTACACCTCGTCCACGTCCGGATGAACAGCCAAAAACACCACCGTCGTTAGCCCTACAAGAGGTCGATATTCCCGAAGATACGGACACCCACTTCGCAGAATTCTTATATACGTTTGTGAAGATTCCACCTTCGAACGAAATCTATCGTCTTGAGAAATTGGAGTTGAGACAACGAGGCGAATCACGTCCAAACACGATCAATATTACTTCGGAGCTACAAGACGTGGCATCACCGGAAGAAACTAAAATCACTATCTCCGCCGAAGCTATGCAACTGCATGAGATTAAAGAGTTTAGTTTATCCACCAACGGGCCAGTGAAAGGGATTAAAGCGTTTAATGCGCTATCGGAAGCCGAACGTACCGTGACCTTTACCTCGCCAAAAGTGATTTCAGAATACGAGCCGGATAAACCGATCTTAACTTCGCAAACAGTGAATTACGTCATTCCACTACAACACTACGCTACAGTAAATGCTACGGCCAACGGCGTGGAGATGCCAACGTCGCCATTATCGCGTACTGTTATTCATACCACACCGGTAGAAGATAGCGACATTGCAACATGGCAAAGTATCGATGTAAAACTTCGCTTTGAACGTCTCGTAGAAGGGAAAGGTACCGTGGCGGAGACATTCGACCTTACTACACTAGCGATTTATAATGGAGGTGACAATACTTTCGCCTTTGAAGGTTCTGCGCTACCGACAATGCCTTCCGGTTTGTATCGCGTTCACGTGTCGTATGCCGGCGCAGATCGCGAAGAACCTAACTACCGCTTTGTAGTTCCGGCGTTTAATCTCGTTTCCGAACCGCGATACTTCACCGCATAACATGAGGGATATTCTATGGCTTGTACGATCTTGTATTTAATGTACGGTAGAGATACGCGCCCTGCGCAGGTCTTAAATACATTAGTCAGTGTATTGTGGGTAGTCTTGCTACTCATTCAAGAGTTCAACATCGAGGCCGTGAATATCCCCGCCGCTGTTCAATCGCAAATTGCGATGGGTATTTGGTTGTGTGCGCTTGCGGTGGTATTCGCCTGCTTAGGCTTGCTAACACATGGGCGGCCACACCAAATATTCAAGACATTTGCGTTACTGTTAGGATCTTTGCACCAAGCAATAATTGCGAATGGGTATGCGACTGAATATCCCCCACTCGATATACAGTTAGTTGTAAGTACGGTATTAAGCGTGTGGTTTATGCTCGCTGTACTATATGTATTACGATGTGAGGGGATAAATGATCAATGAATTGGCGAATTATGTTGACGACATTGTCATTCTTGTTGGCGCAGTGTTAGGATCGTTCAAAGCGAGTGTAGAGTTCAACCGAGAAAAGACGTTATATCCTAGATTGCTTGATGTACTTCTTGGGGTATTCATCGGAGTAGCGATTGCTCACCACTTCGGATCTAGCTTTAACCAGTGGTTGAGTGGGTTGTTATCCGTGGTCGGTGGAGCGAGTGGAGCCGTTGTATTAGAAGTCATAATGCAGATGCTCCCAAGTATGACACGGAAATTCGTTAAAGATTGGTTGAATAAGAAGATGAAATAGAAAGGCCGGGTTAATCCCCGGCCTTTTCGTTAATTATTGTAGGCGTTTCGCTAAGATGTCAGCGTAAGCACGCATCGCAGTGTGTTGCGATTTCATTAGCTCCCATTGGTCTTCTGCGATGAACTCTGGGCGAGGATTGAACACGCCGTCCTCTTGGAATAATAAGGCGTGTAGTTTACTTAGGCGGTCGTCTAGTTGACGGAACTCAAGCTCAACACGCTCTTTCCAACTTAATTGCACTTCTTCATACCAGCGTTGTTTTTCGCCGTAACCTAAGATTTCCCAAAGTTTGTTGATCGCATTATCAAACGCAATACACTCACTGATGTCTTCTGCGAAGATAGTTGGGTCAATACATCCGCTTGTTCCGGTAACGGTATAACCATTCTTTAGCGTGAGGACACATAGTGTTCCTGTGTCGCCATAGCGTTGGTAGCTGGTTTCTTTGATTTGTTCTTGTAGATAAGTTTCGATGCGAGGTAATTAAGGATTGTAACTTCCGCATAAACGGTATTATCTTCACGATAGATATTATGGATCTTTATCTCAGCGCCGGCTCTATAACAGCGAGTAAAAATTTCGAACGAGATGTTATACGGGTACGGGGCTACATTATTAGCGTATTCCGGGGAGTGAGGAGGCGGAATGAATCTTAGTTGTATCATAGCGGAGTCTAATTTACTTTCTAGTTCGCTAATCTCGCCCATTCTTTCACGTTGTATTGCAAGGTAAAAAGGGTCATCTTTAGTATAATTTCCGTTCCGTACAAGCAGTAGTTGACGTAAGATGTATGTCATTTTCACTACTTCCTCTTCGTTATCGGCGCTAAAAATTGGTTTAACTTCGATTGGTACCTCTTTTATTGTATTATCTCCTTAGCGTATTTCAGCAATTAGTGCATTAGAGGCGATCTTAAATTTACAAAGCTCACCGAAGATCGATAGCTCCATAGTTGTATAAGTGGTTGAGACGTCACTTATCTGATCGCATAGACGGTCATAAAAGTTAATAAAGTCGGCTGCGTAGGCGCGTTGCAACGAGAATTGCGGTTTACAATGAATTTTTATATCAGCGACGGGTCGTAGGGTTTCTTCCCATACTCCTTGGTCGTCTAATTTATACCGTCCTACGGCGACCATTGCGTTTAATTCTTCACGCATCGCTAACAGATCAACCATCTTAATTAGGCGTTCTGCGCCTAATCCATCTTCATGTTTCGCATTTAATTGCCAAAGGATAGCACGTTGCACCATACGTTCTAAGTCTTCTAACTTCTTACCCAAGACGTGTTTAACTGGGGACGTGATGTCTCCGGTGTAGGCCTCATGCGCGTCGTGTAATAGTCCGAGTAACGCTATATGTGGGTTTCCCGTTAAATTTAGTAGAATTTCTGCCACATACAAACTATGGGTGGCCACGTCCGTACCCAAGCCGTTAAAGCGCACCACTCTAGAAAGTAGCTGTGCGATTTCGCTTATATCGAATTTATAATCACCGGGGTTATGGAAATTAATAATGTTACCGGTGGGTAACGCCTTTACGCCATTTAAGTCCATTCTTCGTCTCCTTTCTTGACGGATATTGTGAGTTCTAACCCTCGCTCTTCGCAGAATCTTCGCAAGGAATTTACGCGTCCGCGAAGTAGAATTTTCGTTCCATTTTCAGTTTTACGGTAATTCTTTCTGTAATAAAACGTAGCGCACGCTTTACATCTATTTGTAGGTTTGCCACCATGTCCGCGCTCAAACTGGTCTTTTTCTTTCATCTCGCCGCAGTAACGACACATCTTTAGACACATAATGTATTCCCCGTAATTGCGTCGTAAACATCAAACGGATAGCCATACTGGTCGTAGTACGATCCTCTCAATGCAGTTCGTAGAAAGCACGCCAATGCCGTAGCACGACGTTTAACTAATTCTACCTCTTCTTCCGGCTGCGTAGGTTCATAGACAAATAGGGTGTGAGCCGGTTTGTCGAGGTTAGCAGCGATCGCTTGCCATGTGCGATAGGCGATCGTTAGTTCATCTGAACAAGCACCCACAGCCATGAACGCGTTAGCTGGGAGCTCTTCGCGCATACCTAGATAGTTACATAAATAAGCTTTAGGTTGCTCATTCACCTGCGTTTCCACGCAAATACCTTGCCAATTACCTGCGGGGTCTGTAAGTATAGACTTCGCTTGTTCTACAAGTTCGCGATTGTCTTCCGCCATCATAATCTGATCAGCGATATTACATTCTTCATAGGTACCGGCGAAAGCGAACGCAGTGCTTTGTGTACCGTTGTGTTTAATACGTAGTTTCGGTGCTGCGAATACGGTCGTACCACGGAAACACTTTCTGTCTGCTATGAGGAATCTGCCATCCCATACAATCTGAGTCATAATTAATTTCTCCTATTCATAAATTACCGGTATTTCTACCCATTCTGTACTTACAACAAGACCCTTGCTGTTTCGGTACTCAACTAGTTGCTCAATACGCTGGCTACCGTCCTTACGAATTACTAAATGTAGATTCATCGTCGGGTGAGGGGTAGTATTCTCACTCCCCCCGTTCGTATCGGCCTTCTTACCAAACGCGTGCCAGTTACTCACTTGCGTCCTCCAGTAGGCTACTATAGGTGGACTTCACGAGTTCGTCGGCTTTAATCACCATACAGTAGGTACGACCAGTGGTGTTAGGTAAGCCCTTGGATAGAATAAGCCGTGCGCTCGCATGGGTAAGCAGCCCACGTTGTGTCAACGCATCCTTGACTGAGTTAATACCGATGTTGCGTTTTGACAAGTATTCTTTCAGCGCGGAGGTGCGGATATACACCATGCCACTGTCTTGCTCGTAGCGTACGTTTAAGGTGCCGGTAGGGGCCATGCGAACCATGAGTTGTCCTTCTTGAAGACCAACGTCCGTTACCACGGTGTTGCGAATGTTATCCGCCAAGAAGCTAGACAACACATCAGTAGGGCTAAACTCGTAGGTATTACGTGATACACGGTTATGTTCCACGATACTAATCAGCGTATCGAAGATTGCTCGCATATCCCATTCGACTAATCCCATCTTGTTCGCGAGTACCCCTGCGACGTAGATAACAGCGCAACCTACAATCCAAAAGCGTTCGTCAGAAGTCGCTTCAAGGCGTGTACTAAAGCTCTCAATGGTAGTGTCGATCAAAGCCTGAATATCATCTTGTGGGATTTTTACAAGGTTACTAATCCATTCCGCACCGGCCACACCGTAGTTTTCACGGATCGGGTTCTTAATTAAACGCTCACCCTCGTGGACGGATAGTACAGGCTTAGGCAACTTAAACTCTAATGTACGTGATATTTCGGCAGCTACGTCTTCTTTTGCCGTATTGATGCGGTCAATAAGCGAGAAGTTACCGCTCGATAGCACCATAAGTTGCCACGACAAATTATCCATACGCTCACGCATATTAGTGTCTAAGCGACGTTTTGTACGCCCTTGCGTTACACCTAAGAGTAGGTCTGACGTAACACGTGGATCGAGGTTGGATAGCTCGTCGATTGTTACGCCTAGGTTGCACCAACGCCCGAACCGTTCCTCAATGGCATTGACTGTGTCCTTCGCGTTTAATAAAAGCTCGCTAGGGTGTCCCCATATCCCGTTCATCATTTCTTGGGTTGTGGTTTTTCCGTACCCCGGTTTAGTCATTAAGTGTAACCAAATACCGTTGTAGTTAGTAAAGCGCATAAGCGTTGTACCAAAACTACTCAGCACGCAGATCTGTTGCTCTACTGCCCCGTAAGTCGATAAGCGTCGCATTAAGTTCTTCCATCCTTCTAAGGTACCGGATTGGCGGAACAAGCGACAATAGTTCTTAATGTTAAGATGTGGCTGTACAGTAACTACGCCATCTCGTTGATAGAGTTTGTTACCTAGTAAGAACTGTTGGGTGTCATCTACCCACCCGAAGTGTTGCATCTGTCTTACTTCTGTCATACGTTCTTGAACCTCGTTCTGATAAGCTCGCAAGTAGTTAATGAGCGTTATCATGTGTTTATCTTTAATAGATACCCCGACCATACCCAAGCGTTGTTTTAGACGGTCAGGTGCGTACCAGTCTTTCATGAAGAACGAAATCTCTTGGTACTGCCCGTTTAATCCGATGCGCAACATATACTTAACCATGACGCTCTGCTCACCGTCCACGACCTCTACAAATTTCGTCATGATTGGGAACAAGTCGCCTTGGAAGAACACAACCTCTTGGTCGTTCTCTTGGATAACTAATCCTTTATTAGACCGTTTGTACGGGAACGGTGGTTGCGGTGTTCCATCATTACGCGTGCTATCACTTCCGCCATTACCGCTGCCGTTACTGTTCGATTCTGCACTTGTAGTTCCGCTAGTCTCTGCGACTTTATCTCCGCGTTCTCCCTCGCTTGCGCTCTGCGATTGCACTGGGTATTCCAACGCTCCGATCTCCAAGTTGTACTGCGGTACGGGTATTTCTTCATAATGTTCAGCTAAAGTTAAAGGGGTTTTTATTCTACCTTCCATCGCATGAGGACATCCCTCACATAGCTCACCGCATTCACGTTGGAAGTAAGAGCAAGTCGTAGGCCCCATGTCCATGTCGATGAAGCGTTGTAGCTTCTCTGCGGTACGGTCTTCGTCAAAGCGAGTTGTTTCCGGAAAGCGAGTTTTACACTTGCGACGTAAGGTCTCGATGTGTTTATCTGCGTTCTCGCAGTAGCGCATTACACCAAGTACACCACGCCACACCGGCTCAGCTACAGGGTTATCCCCAAAGAGCGTAAAGTTTGCTACTTGGCAGCGTTTTAAGAAGTACTTAGCGTGCTTAGGCTTTTGATCAACGAAAGAGGAAGGGTCTTTTTTGACGTACTCAACCACTTTAACTTTGATAGCCTCGATTTCCGCTTTGTGTTCGCGATAGTAAGGTTTAAGCGCATTTACGAAAGCGGAGAATGGTATGTCCGGTGCGTCTGAAATTAGCTCTACACGTTTACCATTCTTATGGTTAATGGTGCCTACTGGTCGTAGAATACGCGCTCTATCCATTGTACACGCAGGGTCAGCGTAGAGACCGTAGTGCTTAATAATAGCGTCAAACACTTTCGCCATCTTAAACCAACTTTGCGCGTCGATTTCTTCTTCTAACGCCCAGTAAGCGTGGACGCCACGTCCACTGTTAATCACGATAGGGTCAGGCAGACCAATGGCATGGACGAAGTCCCATAGCTTTTCAATCGCCATAGACTGCGAAGCATAACCTTTTTTCTCGGCATACTTATCTTCGCCGACATCCAAGTCTAACCAAAAGGCCTTAAAAGCGATTGTGAAGTCCGCACTGCGCGAGAATCCTTTATAGGATTTACCTTCGAACTCTTTATCAATAAAACTGCGTTCAGGGTCAAAGCCTCCCAAAGCCATGTAAACTGTGTTACTGGAATGGGACATAAGACCAATACGTTTAGCTAAGTCTTCTACCGTTTTAAATGTTTTATGGCGCGTGGTAAGCGAAGGGGAACCGTCTGCCTTGAATACTAAGTCTCCGTTGTTATCAACGCGCTGTTGCATTACAGCCATAACTTTAAGCCCGGAGCTTGGTAATATGCGAGATAGGTGTTCTAGAGTATTCATAATGTTGCACCTACGAACAAAAGTCAGATCTTACTCTGCAATCGGGCAATTTAAAATGCGGGTAAGCAGATGTAAGTAGGTACAACATTATGAATACTGTACGTGAGATTGGGTTTGTCATTGATATTGCCCTCTTTATTGGTAGAAAATGCGGTGAGTCTGCTCTCACCGCGAAGTATTTTATAATAAGTTAATCTTAGTCATCAAATTCGCCTAAGTCTTCTGCCAATGCTTCGGCTTGTTTCACGGATTCACCATCTACTTTGCTATCATTAGATACCACGTTCTCCGCCACTTCGGCTTTCTTCTCTACTGCTTTGCGTTTAGGCGCAGATTTCTTCGCTGGAACTTCCGCAGGTTCTTCTTTGGCATCTTCCACTTCGACTTCTACAGGCTCTAATGCTTGAGGGAAGTTTTCCGCTAAGAATTCACGTACTTCGTCTTCCGTTGCGTCATCCGCCCATTCTTTAAGTTCCGCATAGTCATACTCAGTTGTATTCACCACATCAGGGTGTTCCATGCCTAACACAACCTTGCGAGTTTTCTTAACCGGTGGAGCTTTCTTAGCAGGTGCTTCTTTTTTCTCAGGAGCCTTCTTAGTTGGTGCGGATTTCTTAGCCGATTCTTTCGCGACTTCTTTCTTCGGTTGTTCTTCCGGTTCGTCAATATCAACATTAATTACAGGGATTCGACCGGCGGAAGAAGGGTTTTCGAAGGCAGCGTTAAATGGGCGTAACAACTCTTGTACTTCTTCGCTATCTTTCAAACGCAATATTTCTTGGCGTTGTTCGTTGGATAACACCCAGTAACCACCCTGCGCATTAGACGCAAGACCGAACTTCATCGTAGCGACTTCCATTTTAGGTAGAGATGTACATTTCGTTACAACGAACTGGGTTGGGATTGGCATAGGTTTTTTCGTTACTGGATGCACCTGTTTGGTTAGTACCTGCATATACCAACTGTAGCTACCGTAACGTTCACGTACTACGGTCTTATCAGTAAGAGATTTATATTTAGCTTCTAACACCACCAGATCAGAGAATGTACCGTCTTCGTTCATTAATACGCAGATAAGTCGACGATACGTGTTACAAGGAAGATTACCGGCTTCGTAGTTATCGCTGATTTTGTTAAACGCACAGTCTTTACAGTTGTCGCAAAGCGGATTTTCTACCGTAGTGTCCGGGTATTGACCTTCGGTACTGTAGCAATCAGGCGCAGCAAACTCACCTTCTTCTTTTTGTTGATCAAAAGATTTTTCGTAATGGATACGAGAGTTAGATTTGCGTTGGTCAACAATAACGATATTAACTTCGCGACCTAAATCAATCGCTTCACCTTCCGGTGTAACGAGTTCCCAATCGCCACTATTACCCATGGTTAAACGTGGCGCGCGTACAAACGTTCCGCTAAGACCTGCGGTTAAATCTTTCGTTAGTTCCTGGGCCAATTCATCATCGTAAGCGATGGGTAAAGCACCCATGTCAATTACCATTAAGTTTGACATAAATAATCACTCCTATTTAAGTTTACGTAGTTTAAGTTTTTGCAATGTTTTTTGCTCTATCCCGTTTGGTAGATCTAAACCTTGCTTAGTTAAGTCATTAAGCGTTGTACTAGTCAAACGCTTTTGTAAAATCGCAAATGCTTCCGCATTTCGTAATCCATCTCGGATACTTCCGACGATGTCTTCCGCAATATCGCGAACAATGTACTCAGCAACGTCTTGGTTGTTAGCGATTGCGCTAACTAGACCGTCGTCGGAGAGTTGTTGCGCTACGCTGTCTGCAACGATTGAGCTATATACCGGAGTCCAGCCTTCTTCACCAACGTTATAGACGGTCTCAGGTTTGTAAGAGACACCAAGTACACCGGTGAATTTCATCTCTGCGGAACCGTCTTCTTCCATGCGATGACGTAGTTCATCTTCGATGATAGCCAAGCGTGTTTTCGCACGTTTTTCATCGGAGGCCACAACGTCTAAACGATCTAATGTTTGACGTGCTAGTTGCGCGATGACTTCTGTTTTCGCACTGCGCAGTTTTGTTTTTAACGCTTCCAAGTTTTTCTCAGTTACGTCGTCTAAGTCCATGCGACATTCTAATGCTGTAGCAATTTGTGCTTTAAGTTTTAGTAAGTCGTCAGTAGAGAAGTTGCCTAACGGAAAATACTGCGTACCTTCGTCCATGTGTTTGGCGCTATCACCGATGTAGATACGGTGTTCTTCGTCCGTGACTTCGTTAGACATACCGGGTGAAAAAATATAAAGGAATTTACCTTTTCCTGCCATAATAATTGCCCTCTTTGTTGTTAAGTACGGTGATTATATACTGAAAAATTTTTACTGTAAACCAATTTCTTGCTTATATAACTCAAGAAAACTTTGTTGCACTTCACTACCATTGGCAAGTTTACGGTAAATTGCGTGCTCCAATGGAGTACAGAAAATATGGTAGATACCCATGTTGTTTTTCTGTAGCTTAGACTGAATGCGTTTATTCGCTTGATCGTAAAGCTCTAAACTATGATGTGGCGTGAACCACACAATCGTATCGGCCACCGCGAATTCTAACCCGTGCGAAGTGGTCTTTGGGTGTGCCACCAATACTTTAATATTCGGGTCGGTTTGAATCTTATGAACGACTTCGTCACGTTTTTTACCGGTTACACGACCATCGATCCACACCGAACCGTACTTCTTATTACAGTGTTCTTGTAGTAAATCTACCACCGCTTTGAAACTAGCGAACACAATAACTTTGTTGTCGGTGCCTTGAATGATTTCATCGAGTACTTTAAGCCGTCCTTTCGGTGGCAATTTCAACACCGCGGTATCATCGTTGCCATCTTGATCAAGTTTCACCACACCTGCTGCCGTCTGTAGCAACTTAAACACTAACACCCCTGCGTTAGCTGCTGAGACTTTACCCTCGCGAAGAGGAATAGCTCCCTCATTACGGAGCTTGTCATAGGCTTTTTGCTGATCCGGTGTAAGCTCCGCCTCGTTGTACATCATCTGCAACGGTGGTAGATCTAATACATCATCAGCGTTAAAGCGAATCGCAGGTTGGAGTGCATTAAACACTATATCTTCCCAGCCACGCTTAGGCACCCACTTCCGCTCACCGACCTTGAACATGGTAGCGGCTTGCCAAGCTCCGACTGTTTTTGGTACACGGTGAGGGGCGACTAACTTAATAAATCCATACACTGCCACTGGGCCACCTGAGAGTGGGGTACCGGTTAAAGCCCATACATACTTACACTTCGTTGCCATATCATTCATGACCGCCCAACGATCAGACTTAGGGTTACTAAACAAGCGAGCTTCGTCGATGATAAGAAGTGTCTTATCCGTTAAGTAGTTGTCCCAAATATCAGCGACAACTTTGATACCGTCATGGTTGATAATATGAAAGTCGCATTTCTGACGCAGAACAGATCGTCTAACTGACGCACTACCACGTGCTACCATCGCCCAACGATTAGCGAATATGGCATTGACTTCGTTAAGCCATGTGCCACAGTTCGACACGGTGCAACACACCAACACTTTGTCTATGATACCCTCTTTCATCAAGTAGTCTGCGGCCCATAAGCAACTCGCAGTTTTACCGGTACGTTGCGTATTAAGTACAAACGCCTTCGGATTTTGCGAGACAAAAACGGCTGTCTCTGCTTGATGTTTCATCGGGTCGTACATCCCATGCAACTTGGGATAGGCGTACTGTACTCGCATAGGCTCTAATCCTTCGAGTTTAGCACCGAGATTACCAAGGATTTTATGTGTATCGACATTATGTTTGACGGCCAGGTTATGACCGTCTTGTTTAAATTTAATTCCAGCTTGTGAAAGTACTTCCGTGTACTTTGAAGGGTCTCTCACCTTTAAGACGATAGCTTTCTTGTCTTTAACGCAGATCGCCATTGTCGAACTCCAAAGGTTTAAGTTTATCTTTCCAGCGATACAAAGCAGGTTCGCCCTTACATAGATCCTCAATCCAGTCGTCATCGCTTAAAACCATAGTTTTAGCCATACTTACAAATCTTTCGATATGTTGTACTACGTATTCGACGGTTTCACTGTCAACCACCCACGCTACCCCTCTCGCCTTATGAATACGGTCAAGTGCATAGGCTTGCAATACCGTAGGATGTTGTTTAGGTGTAGCTTTACATTCAAACGCAAACGGCACACCTTTAATAATTGCCATTACATCGGGGATCCCTGTCTGCCCCATGCCATTTTGTACCGGCATATAGTAAAAACAATCGCCACCTAGCGATTTTAGAAAGTCTATGAGTTTCTTTTTAACTTTCCCCTCTGGAGTTTGCTTAGCCATAATCTACCCCGAAATTCCTACAAGAATGAATCCAACTACCATACCTACGAACACACCTAACTTAAAACCTCGCCACCAAGGGTCTTCGCTCATAGCGATGTCTAACTTATTCATCGTTCGTTTTCCTCTTGCTTCATATCCGCCTTGAAAGGCTTCCCAGCGATTTTGTACACGCCAATCTTTAAAATTACCATTCGTGTACTGGTCGTATTCAAAGTGATGATGCTCAGGCGGATATTGGCGAAAATGCCACTCTAAGAATTTTTTATGTAAGTTCATAAGCCACCTACTGCTGGATAATAGTTTTACCACCATCATTGGCGGTGTTCAACGCTTTTACAATTTCTTCATCGCTCATACCACGTCGTTGTAGTTGGTGCGCCATTAAGATCGTTTGCGCTTTTTCTTTTAACTTACCGAAAGCAACGAAGTCTTGGCAGTGTGCGATGTCTTGTAAGATGACTTCCAAGTTTTGTTGACGTTGCATCATAAGACCATACGTCTCATTTACTTTGATATGCTGCGCTTGTACAATTTCTACCAACGTTTCTTTATCCAAGCCGGCATAGTGCGCTAAGAAGCCTTCGTAGTCCTGCGCTTCCAAGCGACTGTCTGCTGCCTGTAAGTGCGTTGCGTTTTTATTAAACTGCGCACGGATTTTGTTAATGAAATCGGCGTAGCGTTCTTGTGGAGATCTTTGTTCTGTCATAGTTTTTTACCTTTTGTTATAGAAAGGGCAGGACTTAACTTGGCACCAAGGTTTCCCACCATTAACCGTTGGTTTGTTAGGGCGACATAATCCACCTGGGTTAGGCAACCATTCGTTCTTCTCCGTGGAGTAAGCGATACGTTCGATGTCTAAAGCCAAGTCGCTTTTCATCTGTTCCATATCAGATCGTTTGAACAGTAATCCTTTTCTTCCGTGTTCAATCGGACTAAATTGCATCGCGTCTAAGAAGATATACGCCACGCGAATCTGCTGGATATGCGGATATGCGATGAACGCCATTAGCGCATAGTTAGTAAGCTGCTTACGGAAATCTTCGTTGTCCTTGACCTTACCGGTCTTGTAGTCGAAGATAACCGCTTTGCGTTCTTCATGGTTAAGTACCACTACGTCTGCCGTACCACCATACCAACGCGCTTTGTAATCGCACGCCTTAAAATCTGCGGTGATACCGAATCTTGTTTCGGCTAACTTCTCACCTTTCATCAGCTCTAACCGGCGGATCAGGGGTTCAAAAATGGCGGTTTCTTCCGGTAAATCTAACTTATCACGCAGTCTTTCTTCTAGCTGCTTATGCCAACGGGTTCCACGCTCCGTCTCCGCCGTTGACTTAAACACCACCTCTTTAGTGATGTACTTCGCCTGGTACTGCTTAGGGCAAGTGTTATACGTACTTACAGACGACGGCGATTGGGGCATTAATTTCATATTAAATCCAACATTTCTTCGCGATTTAACGGATAAGTAGGACGTACATGATGCTCCCATCGCTCTGAACCATCGTATTCGAATCGACTAGACCAAGTACCATCTTTCCACCAAATAAAACCGTACAATTCTTGTGTTCCGTACCCTGCATCGTACATACGATCTATTTCGAATAAGAACGATTGTAGTTGTTCGCTACTATACCCTTCCGGAAGATGAAATAACGACACATTATGGGGGTTCTGTCTATCCGTATGTAAAGCTAATTGCACTGCTTTTATGTTTTCTACCCCGTTCGTGTGTTCGAGTAGTTCGGTTCTTATGTTATTCATCATTATTCCACTTCCTCCGGTAAGCTAAATGTTTTTCCGATTTGGTACAGCACATTATCCACATTAGGCAGTAAGTTATTTTCGTTTTTTAACTTACGGCACGCTGCCAAACCGTCATAAGCATTAATGAGGTTTTGTTTGTTTTGACTTAACCGGTGCAACGTCGATAGCAGACCAGAGACTTCTCTCGCTTGGCGGATACAGTCTTCCAACGCGTTATGCGTAACAGGTGATTTAGGCACCTCGATACCGGCGATTTTATTTAGCATTCGCACCGTGCGCACCGAACGAGTATTCCAAAACTTCCACGGTACCACTAGGTATAATGATTCATATAAGTTACTTAAGATCGCCAAGTCGAAGTCAGGGTCGCACGCCCACACTTCAATATTTTCGTATTCTTCCGGCGTAGTAACCCCATAAGTACTGCATTTAAAAAACTCTGCCAAGCTGAACACGGCATTATGAGGGTCAAGTTTTTTCGAATTAGGATTCGTTAAGATATTATCCGCGTTATTTTCTGTTAACTGCTTGGCCCACCATTGAACGGTATCTCCTGAAATATGCCGATCACGCTGCATATCTAGTCTGAGTTCGCGATAGAACTCACGCTCAATATTACCTGTAGATGGATCGAACTCGACTGCCCCGATGCTTAATACCACGGCATTTACCGCTGTAGATAAAGTCTCAATATCTACCATGAAATGTTTAGTCATACTATTATTCCCCTGTAATCACGCAGTCCATGTACAACTGTACAAACTTACCAGTGTTTTTGCTTTTGTAATACACACCGCCACCGTTCTCTGTGTATTCCACGCGCCCCGTAGATCTGTCGGTAAACACCGGTGTAGCTGACCCCGAATAGCACACAATATCAGTCTCGTTGTTAAAGCGTACAATACGCTCTCTTTCCGCATCGGTACAGGCTGCTAGTACAGCTAACGTTATCATACCGCAAGTAATCATCTTCGCTACTTGGCGTTCGCGCTTAGTCATATACAACCCCTCCTCTCGTTCCTTCTACATACTCACCGACTACTGTTACTACCGGATGAGTTCGATTGGCGTACTGTAATTTATTACTTACTTCCCCGTTCACTTTAATATTGCGGATGGCGAGCATTGGGAATGGCACGTACGATGCACGCGATAGTTGCTCTTCCATATCTGAAACTAAATATTCACCTTTCATACCTTCAATGGTAATCACGCTTTTGCCAAACACTACGCCTTTACCTTCTACTTGCTTTTCGATCGTACGTTTGTAGGATTCCAGGCCTAAGCGCTGATACGCTTCCTTAGCTGCGCGTAGCTTTCCAGTGAGCGTAATATTATCTAGAACGGAGTAATCTTCTTGTCCGTTCTTCAATAGTACCGGTGCCTTTTCATACGTCGCTAAGAAAATATCCGGTTTACAAGGGTAAAATTCACCCTTAACACCTTGGATGATGTAATCACCATAGGACGCTGTCATCAAACCTTCAAGCGTTTCGATCTCAGCGAAAGGTGCGCCACCATTGAAGATATGAACCTTGTCTAAGTCGAGCCAGTCTGGCATACCGGCTTCGACATTTTCGCTTGTTAGTTGCCATGCGTTTACTTTTACTGGTTTTTTGACGTATTTAGTCATAGTTTGCTCCGTTTACCATTTGTTCTACTTTGTCAATCGGTTGTACAACATGAACTACTTGCGAATTATTAGGCTCGTAGTTACTAAGAACGATCATTGACCCACTATTACCGTTGGGATGGACTTTGATAATGTGGGCCGGGTTAATCAAAACAGTTTTCTCCTCTATGGCGGTAAATGCGATTAGTTTAGCCATTCTTCTTTCCTTTAATTATTGCAATAGCTTCTTCTACGCTTTCCGCGATGTTGAATTCTTTGTTATAACGTAGTCTTACCACTGACGCAGGGAGGTTATGGTGAGGGCTTACTGACATAATAGCGTTTTTATTTATTAAAACTTTGCTATCCTTCCCATAGTGTTTGAATTCAAGAAACTTAGCCATCTTTTACTATCCTTCTGTTGGTTCATATAGTAACTGCAACAATTCTTCCGGCCAGGCTTGTAGATAACCGTCTGCAAGCAACACGACATATTGCCCTTCCTGCGCATACACGTGGACGAGTTTCGTGTTAAGTACCATCACGAAATCCATACGTGAAAAACTATCGGGTGCATCATCTTTTTTAAGCACGTCGAATGTTACCCACTCCGGAATACCTTTAGCGACGTTATCGCGTGTTAACTTCCATACTTTAACTGTTACTGGTTTTTGTTTAAGTTCTGTCATTTCCTAACTCCTTCATTGTTGCTTCACAAATAAATTTACCTTCGCGTGTGTAGATTTTTCTTTTCGTTAGATCCTTTAAATCTGCGTTATCTACATCCACCATTTGACCCTCATATTCTTTTAAGGCGTCGTGGCGGTACTTCCGCCCATCAAAAGTAACCGTTCTACTTCTTACTTTTCTTAGATGTGAGTAGTAAGTGTTAGCCATGTTCTATTCCTTACCAAGTTCTTCTAGTTTGCTACGCGTTACATATAACGTACGCGCTACTTTTTGATCCTTATCGCGTTTAGCGAACAGCACCAGTACGCTACCGGTATTGTTACCGTCTGTCCGTTCTCCGGTACTGTTGTTGATAAAGCTGATACGCCCATTACAGATAAATGCCACCGCTTTGGCGTGCTTAACACACTCGCTGAACCACGCTGTCGATGTATCAGCCGGTAGTAGCATGATTACCCCTGCCCCATCGAACTTCACGTTTTCTGCGAAGTGGACGCCTTTTGCGATAAAGCGTTCCTTTTGTTTTCTACTATAAGGTGGATTGCACCATAACACCCCGTTACACCGTACAGCACTAACGAACTTAATCCAGTCTTGCTGTAGCGCGTCTTGTTCCTCAGTGAAGAACCGCGTGTGCTTAGTGTTATGTTTACTCGCACACACATCGCCAACATAAACAGATTGTGGGTCGAGTAACCCCTTTTGTACGAAATACTTTAACGCCCCGTTATAAATCTCATTCGGGGTAGCCCAAAAGTCTTTGTCTTCCGGTGCTGTCTTACTGCCACGAATGGAGTTCATAACACTTCGTTGTTTTGTCATTCTTAATCCTTACGCATAAATAAACTTCCCAAATTCGCTGTCATACAGACGGCTCCAAGCACGATCATCGCTACGCTGGCGACTTTAATACCCTTAACTATAAGGGCCACGCCTACGAGAATACCTACGGCAAACAGTGCTTCCATTTCCTACTCTCCTTTAATTCATAGGTGTAGCTGTGGGTCTAGTGCGCGGATTGATTCTAAGTCGTAGATCACAATTCCCTCCGGCGAAGACACGGCGCATAACGTGGCACCTAACCCCTCAAAACATTTCGCTGCGTTATTCAGTAAAACGTCTATTGGCTGATGACCTTTTTTGATCACAAACGCGCAGAGATAACTTTCGCGCTGTCCTACCCAAGTTGGATAATTCACCTGGTCTGTACCATTGAAGTCCATCGCCTCACATAGCGAGGCTAGGAATTCATTCGGACTCGAAACTGAATTAGACGGTAACTTGACAATAACGCTAATCGACGGCGGTTCGACATCGACGGTTATCAGTTTCATTCGAGAGAACAATTATTCGGTTACGACGCGCCATTCGTTACCATCTACCAGTTCGAGTAATACGCCACTTGCGAATCCACCATAATCTAAGTTCTCAAACGTAACGATTTTATCGGTATCAACCTCGCTCCAGACTTTACCATCGTGTTTGTAATGGACTTCCGTTCTACGTTTGTATGTTACTTCGCTCATTACCGATACTCCTCATGTAGTTCAGACCATTGGATGCGGTACTTATCGTCGCACATCAGAAAATAGATAGTCGCTTCTTGCGCCGTAGTTAGAGGAAAATCTAAAACAAGAATATAGTCTACCCAGTCGGTTGATTCCCCATTAACCTCGACTCTCACCATGTTCTCGTTGCGCTCACTAAATCCCAGCGCAGTCCGAACAACGTCTGCAAAAGCGAATAATATATCTTCGGTTGCATAACTACTAAATTTAATCTTAGCTGCCATCTTATTTACCTACTTCAGCGATTATCACCACCGCATTAACCAATGATTTACCGTCTTGTTCCAACTGGCGTAATTTCTTCGCCATGTGGCTCTCTTGTCCTGCACGTGGCATTACATCCACACGTAGCTCACGACGATGGCTAGGCCATTCGTCGCGCTTTGCTAAAGTAACTCTACCGCGCATCCCTCGGAGGTTTAGTTTCTCCATAATCCGCTCAAGCAGCTCTACGTCGCTGACGTCAGCGAGAAGTGAAAATTGAATCTTAATCATTTTGTAATCTCTCCTTTGCCACCTCTACATATGAGGTGATTATTTCGCTCCCAATAAAGCGACGGTTCATCTTCTTACATACTACGGCCGTTGTACCTGTTCCCATGAACGGATCATAAACTACGTCTCGTTCACGTGAGAAATTTGTGAGGATCTTCTCAACCAATTCTTCCGGAAATGTTGCGCCGTGTAGATTAGTTACTTTCTTACCGCGCTTAATTCTCCACACATCATTTAATGTACCTCTCTCGAAGTTACAATAATTAAATTTACGACTTATCGCGTCGCGTTTTGCGAACACAATTATAAGCTCGTACTGTCGATTTAAGACGCCCTCGCTCATAGCCGGTTGAGCGTTCTCTTTGTCCCAAACAATTATGTCTTTTACATATTCGTTAAGTTCGCCAAGAAGTTTAAATACCGCTCGCTTACTTCCGGTAACGATTTGTACGTTATAAAATACAATGGGTGCCACTCTTAGAAGTTCTTTAATAACGCGCAAGTGGAAATCAAAGTATTCTGCGATCGGCATATTGTCACTAAACCCATCGTACTTCGTCGAAAACTCTTTCGTAATCTGACGTGAGCAATATTTCCCGTCTCGAATACGAAGATTCATATTGTACGGTGGAGACGTTATCACTAGATCAACGCTGTCGTCTGACATACGCGCCAATGTATTAAGACAACTTTCATTAAAAATTTTATTGATCATTTCGCACACCCGTATCGTTGTGCGATTGAACCATCTACCGCTAACGGAAGCGACGCATACCAACCAGTTGAGTGCGTCATCACGTCCTGCATGATGTCGAATACTTCTTCCGCCAGTTCGTCTTTACAGCACACAATAATTTCATCGTGAACGGTCATCACGATATGAGCATCATCACGAGTGAATCCACGTTCAAAAAACTTCTTGCGTAGGTTTACGACTTTCTCCGCTGCGATGTCTCGACACGCGGCCTGACAAATGTTTTCAACGATTTTTCCACCGAACGTCTTTTCCCAGTCAGGTTTCTTGGTATGTTTGTTCTTACCCCAAAACCACAACTCGTTACCCATTTCACCTGGCCGGTGATGTACGCCACGGTATGTCAACGCCATGCCATTCGGGCGCATGATCTTGTTACCGACCGAATAAAACAATTCGTTCTTATCGCCTAACTCTACGTCAATACCTTGTACCATAGCGTTAAGCATCGTTTTACACTTGTCCCAACCACGCTTAATATTCGGCGCAGATTGGCGATAAGAGTTAACAAATGATTGTAGTTGTTGCTCGGTGAATTCTTCTGAACGTTTACCCATTACCACGATAAGCCCGTTCTTTCCGGCACCATAACCTAGACCTAATTGTTGTGATTTACCAACGAACCGTTGAGACTTGTTAACTTCACCGTATTCGATCCCGTAGGTCATCGCAGCCGTTACTTTATAAACGTCTTTACCGCTTACTAACGTGTCTAAGATCCACACCTCACCCCAAAGCCAACTGTTAAATCGCAACTCAATTTGGCTCCAGTCCAGCACCACAAGTTTTTTACCTTTCGGCGCTTTGATTGCATCGCGAAGGCCCATGATGTGGAGTTCTTCTTCGTCGTTCTCTACGACACCAGCACGGGCCAAATGTACTTTGTTATCGTCTAGTACGGCAACGACTGCATCGGCTGCGTCTTTGTAAAATACTTTCGTTCCTACCGGCGTAGTCTTATCGACGAGCTGGTTGCGATTCATATTTTGAACATTAATTGCGTCAGCCCCTCCCCAGCGCCCTGTGTGCGCTGCGTAGTACTCTAAAGGCATCGGCATTGGGTTACGTGATGCCAACTCAAAGAACCGCTCAACCCGTGTAACCGCCTGTGATGACTTGTTACCTAACCGTGCTTCTACGAGTTCAACCACGTTTGGATCTTCGTGTTCGAGTAAGCGTAGAAAATCAAGGTCTTTCTTAGCAAAGGCATATTTAGTCTGCCCTTTAGCATTTAGTTTCGTTGGTGGCTCGACGCCCAAGTTACGCAGTAGTTCTGCGAACTTATCATCTGAACGAAGATCTGAAAGCGTTGCACCAACTTTACTTAGTAACGCATCACGTTTGCCATTTACCATGTCGCGTACGACTTTAAGTACAGGTTCGTGTAACTCCACTACCGGATAAGTAAACGTTTCGATTGTGGCAGTCATAACATCAATCTCAAGCTCAGGGAACTTGAACTCACGCATAAACCAGTTATATGCCGACCACGTCAAGTCCACGTCCGTACATCCATACTTAGAATAAGCATCGTATTCTTCATCCGTGAAGTCCATTAAGTGCTTGCCATCCGCGCTTATTACTTCATCGCCTTTATCAAGCGAGCGTAACATTTCTTCTTCGCTTAGATGACCCCACGTTGTGTTGCCGGCGTCATCACGGATAATTCCCCACTTATAAACGTCGCGTAGCTGGTGTGTTACTACGTCAAGTGAGTTACCGTCCCACAACTGCGCTGCTCGGCTCATAAGCATCGTGTCAGCAATTTGGCCGGGATAAATGTTATAAATCCAGCCAAGAATTGCGCAGTCAAACCGCCCATTGTGAGCAATTAATCTTACGTTGTCCCAACCGTAAGCGATTTCTACGTGGTTTAACCATTCTTCGATCTCGTGAGGGCATAGCCACTCCGACGGTCTATTACCCACTTTAACTGATAGACCGATTACTTCAAACTTCGGATTGCGAATGTACTGCTCAATCGTCAATCCACTGTTTTTATTCTTCAAAAAATACTTATCTTTCTTTGAGTAGTAGGTTTCGAAGTCAAGTGTAATTTCGGTGCGTTCCATCCTACCACCCACTAATAACAATACCGCCTTCTTCACCACGGCAAGGTTGGATTTCTTCTACTTGGTATCCCTTCCGTTCTAATTCGGCGTACACTTCTGTTCTATCCATACATCCATATTCGACAAAGACTGAATCCGATACAAAAACCCTTGAACTGTTCATGAATTCTGATGCGATGAACTCCTTTATACTACTAAGTACAGCCAATGTTGAACGATCTACTTTAGTTTTCTTTAGAGACGAAACATCCGTTAGTATTCCATCTGACATAACTATTTCTCCTCTACATCCGGTGAATCTAACACAATCGTTTTACCACGGTGCGACGCTGTAAGGAGGATGCCTTCATCTTTTCCTACGCCAGCAAAAATTTCAAAATATTTATCGTTCTGTTTACGTAGTCGATCAACGGTGGCTTGTAGTTCTACGACTTTTTGTTGCTCCGCCGTCAACGTTTCTTGTGCGTACTTCGCATATTCATTCGCATTATCAGTTTCATCGCGTAGAAGGCGTAAATCTAAGAGTAATTTCGCTTCAACTGCGCTAACCTCGCCGGTTGCGATGCGCTTAGCTAACTCAGAATCCTCAACGTTAAGGCGATTAGCTAAGTCTATATTGAATGCTTCTACCTTTTGACGTAAGGCTCTGCATTCTTCTTTTAGCTCAACGTTAGATGCGGTTAGGCGTGTATTCTTATTCACGAGATCCGTGGTAAGTTCGTTGCACTTATCCGCCACTTTCTTCCAGTAAAATGGATTTAATTTATTCAAAAAGTTCATGCTTTTACTCCTACATGGAATGGGTTAATGCACCCTTCGAATCCACAACTACAGCCTTCAAACAAGTGGGATTTAGATCCACCGTGAACAGCGGCCACTAACAGTTTAAACGCATCACGTCGTTTACTTCCCAACGCACCGCTCACCGGTGTACCACCAGCCGTATCACCTACCCAAACAAGGTGTGAGCCACGTACTTCGCATTCATCCAACAACTTAATATACAGTTCTTCATCACAGACAGTTTGCATTTTATTTCCCTTAACAAAACGCCAAGCGAACTGCGAGACATTAAACGTTTCACGTGCGGCATTCTGCGTACCATTAAATTCCGCTACGTCTTCAAGGTTACAATGCTCCGCTAAGCGGATTGTGAAGTACGGGTACATCGCTGTGTTCTCCGCCAAGATTTTCCGAATGGCCGTCGGTGCAAGACCCACTTCATCCGCCATGTCTTCGGCTGCCACCGTTACGGCCAGGTCGAAGATTTTTTTGTTTACATCCATGAGGTTTTTCTTCGCACCGGCACGGAAGAAAGTACGCCCTGCTAAAGGTGAACCTAAGATAATATGTTCTTTCGCCACGCAACGTGGATTCCCACATGAGGTTTTAAATATGGTGGTTAATGTCGTACCTTCATAGATTTTCGTTCCACGAAAGGCACGGATATTTAAGTTTCGGTATTTACCGTCTTCTTGTCGCACACCAATAACCGGTGATTGACCCACCATCGCGCCTTTCCAAATCAAGCAATCACCTTCTTGCACTAACTTGGTTTTAACTCGCTCGGAAAGTTTCTTAATCTTTCTTTCGCTCACGTTGTCCTCTCTGTATATCAACAAATTGAGTAAGCACAGTTACGATATAGTCGTTCATCGTTATACCTTGTCGTCGTGCTTCTCTTTTGATGTCAGCTCGTAGATTCTTAGGGAGCTGTAACATAAATTTCGATTCCATACTAACACCGATAAATAATAACATGGTGCAAGTATAACTTTTTACTTTTTAGTTTGCAATGATTATAACTTCAATTTAGCAAACTCTTGGCGAAGTCGTTCAACCATCGTCCCACAGTGAGCCTCCGCCTCTTCCTTGGTAGCAAACACACCAAGTATTACCGGCTCTTTAAGTGGCATCGCATACATCTCAGCCCACGCACAAAACTTCTCCACGTAAACTACCTTCTCAACACCGCCTTCAACTACGACCTTGTATGCCGGTTGACCGTCTCTAATCATAGATTGACTCCGCACGTTTCATTCCCTCCTCGTTGTAAAACAAGATTTTGTTCACTTCGCCGTTGTCATATTCCAACGCCACATAGACTTTTAAACACGGTGGGACTTCTTCAAAATAATTAAGGAGTCTTCCGCTTTTTACGCCGTCCATGCGCCCTACGTGTTCACCCCAATTAATAAAGCCTTGCACCGTAGCGAATGGGTTAAACTTGTCATATCCAAAACTTGGATCTTCAATGGCTGTGTTATCTACGAGGCGTTGGCGGTACGTTGAAAGCTCACCCTTTTTCATTTTGCCTTCACCTGCTGCAAACCAGTACCGCACATTACGCAATTCTTTCACACGTTTAGCGAATTTCGGTTGGTTATTGAACCACTCTACATATTCGTGTAGATAATCGGTGCGGAAGTGGATAACATCTAAATTAGGCGTTTCTTGTTCATATTGCGTAAGCATATTGCCGGTTACATTAAACGCCCACATCGGTGCCAACACGGCTTCTTGTGGAATGTCGTCGATCTCATACGGACACGCCACCCAAAACATCGTCAAAGCGTGTAAAGAGTTCGCTTGCGTCCACGCATCGACCAGCATATTCGTTACATGGTCGTTCATCTCCGTCAGCAATACTTCTGAGATAGTCTGCGTATTCATTTCACGATCTAGATACACCATGCCGTCTTGCTTGCGACATACTACACCGGTCTGAATGTTCCACTTCCAACGCTCAGCTCTAAGGCCTTCCTCTTGCACCTTCGTGATTGGTACAACCTTTTTTAGTCTGCGGTTATACACCAGTGTACGGGGGGTCATAGCGGTTCGTAGTTCCCCGTCAACTACCTCACGTCTATCGACGATATTACATACCATCAAGTCTTTGATTTCAGTCGCCAGCATCCGTCTATAACGTTGCTTATGATCGACCTTAACGACCTTCCCGTCTTTCCGCCGGTTCTTACTCTTAGCCATAACACCACCCTAGATAAATTCGAATGTGATGCCGTCAACTAATTGAGTAAATTCTTTAATGACTTGGAATGGACACATTTTCTCAACGCTAACATATTTCTTTACAATAGGGCCTAACTCCTCTCCCATCAACCGTCGAAACACCATGCTACTGTCCCCAACCGCCACGCCATCGTGCATCGTAAAAATACCGGGTTTCTGTGAGTTGTCTTGAGTTTGTATACCGGCTTTAAACGAAGCCCTCGCTACTACTTCGGTCAGCTTAATATTTACCAGTAACGAACACGCGTCGAAAATTATTTCCGCCATTCTTTTGTAGGCTTCTTCGCCTTTTAGCACTATTGAATTACTCATTTTTTAAATCTCCACATTTTCTGTCCGAATAGCTCGGATCAGGTCTTCAATATCAATATATACTTGGCGCATTACATCTTTCGCTGGTGCGCCACACCATTCCGGTAACACAACCAACCGTGTACCATCTTTTGCCGTCATCCACGCATCCGTTGGGCTTTGCATTGCGTGGTTATACCACTCAGCGAAACTATCAAACCCATACAATGGCATAAGGTCTATTGCCTCAATAAATGTCGTCATAAACACACGCTTACAGATAAACTCATGAGTAGGCATCTTAAGCGACAGCGATTTATTTGTAATACTACGTAAGTAGGAAAGAAACGACGCTAATCCGCAACCTACGCGATTGTTTCCGCCAACCCATTTCTCAGAAGTTGGGTAGTAACTCACGCTAAACCCTCTGCAACGAATCAGGTAGTGGTAGCCATAATTCTTAGCTTCGGCTTTAAACCCGTAAGGTCGAATCTTTTCATTAAATTGTTTAAGTGTTAGGACTTTCATGCTTACTCCATCTTTTTTGCTATCTTATAGAGGGCATCAAAATCTCCATCTCTCAGCCCATCTACGGTTTTTACATTCAGGTAAGCTAGATCATCTATCCGCTTACCCATCAACACCCACACTACCACCCGCCCTTTATAATGCGCTGCTTTGAACACACACTCTCCGTCTTGCATCCATGGCTCACCATGTAGAAAGCGATAGCGGTCTTTCGTTAAGTGGCGCTGGAAAAGTATGTACGGTCTCCCAGTCCACTTATTCGTTTTTATCTTGTAAGGCATCGTCGTGTTCACGCTTCGTCCCCTTCAACCATTTCCCTAACGCTTGGTAAAGTTTTTCTCCCTCAACGGGATCAAGCTCTAACTCAAATTTATCTTTACCAATCGTAAAGTAACGTGTCATGGTAATAACAAACAAATCATAGTCTGCTTCCCACTCTAAGCTTTTATTGCCGTGTATAATACGCATAGCTCTACCGCCCTACTTACTATAGTTTCACATCTACGAATGGGTAGTCGTCAGGCATCCACACATACGCTCTTAACCGCACGTTATCCATCAAGTACAACGCCGAATGAATATCTTGTGGCTCAAGGGAGTCTAAATTAGTCGCCATCATCCATTCGTCTAGGGCTTTCATGTGCGTGCATAATTTCTTAAGGCTTTCCGCCTCCAAATACACAGGTACATAATTTCGGCTTGCCAAACGTTGTAATGCCGTCATCCCATTTTCGTCCAGCATCGGGTCGTCTTCGTTGTGGTATCGCACCTCGTATTCGTGCAACGCACGCAAAATCGTAGATTGAGCGTAATGTCTGCCTGCATATTCAACGCGGGTATAACTAAGGTCTACCTTATCGCATACGTATGCTAAAAACCGTTCATTCTCTATGAGGTCATCTACGGCAAACTCTAAGACTTCACCGTGGAACGCATGATATCCGTCGAATGCGTATTTGACTTTACTAAAACACTCTCTCGGTTCAGCACCTCGCACAATACAGCTGTATTCCTTACAAACAACGTTTAACACATCTAAAAGCTTCATCTTTTTTCTCCTCTGTTTTTACTCAAAATCTTTTGCTCGCCAGCCATACGCCAGCAGAAGCCCTACAACTACCTGCACCATGTCGAAGTGCGCCATACCCTCTTTTGAAAAGACGGCGGGCTTACCACTGGCGACCATGATTCGGATCATCGCCATCAACTCAGGGTTCACCGTCTCTTCGGTGTAATGCCCCAACGTCCAGCTCTCTTTGTCTCTACCTTTCCCATACTTCCGGCAAGGTATGCTTACCTCAACCTTATCCCCGTAGTCTTTTACGTGGTAGTACGTGTCCCAAACGTCAAACTTCACCGGGATGCTGTCAATTTTAGGCTCTTTCCCTTCCATCTTAATAGCTCCCGTAGTAGTCCCAAACCTGTTCATCCAATGTGCGATACTGCTCATTTTGTGGCAAATTCTCATCACACCAAGACTGGATACGCCCCTCAATCAATGCAAGGTCTTCTTCCGTCAGCTCACGATCCCACTGCTTCTCATCCACGGCATTGCTTACCTGTAGTAAATATTCCCCGTAGATATACACCAACATATTAGCGATCTTACATGATTCAATTTCTGTACTTACTTCGCCAAACTGATCTTCTTCATACTTTTTAACTAATCGGATAGCACTAAACACGCCTACCCGTTCGCAAGCGTCTTCGGCTGTGTTATAGTAGATAAAGGCTTGTTCCTCATTGAACAAGTAGTTATGCAAGTCGCACCCGTACTGCCCAACGGCATCACTTAGGCGTTCGTTTAGTAGATCAAACACACGTTCAGCGATTTTGTCTTCTTTTCTTTCAACGCCACCTACGATTAGGCTTTCTTCTTTTAATGTAATCATTTTTAATTCTCCTCATCTCTTAGGCTCTCAGCCTTGATTGTAAAGTAAATATATGCGCCATTATCAAACGGCTCCTCGCTCAAAAATTTTGCCCAGTCGTCAGCGTAACAAAACGTTGGGACTTTGGCGCATTAACTTCCGTTTTCGTTTCGGCGACGGGTTCAGCTTTCCCTTCGTCTTCTGTTTTATCTGCTGCCATCCCATTGACTACTTCATCAAGGTCAGCATCATAGACGGCGCAATCGTCAGCCGTCAACTGGTTGGCAACAAAAGAAGCGTCTCTGAAAAGGTGCATAAATACATCGCGCCCTAGTTCGTTTTCTTCGATCAAACTCAAAATTTCTTCTAACGTCATTTTTAATCTCCCTTTGCACTAATCGTGAACACGTCTTTATAAGGATCGACTACGTCATAATCCATCAGCGAAATGCGAAAGCTAATAAATTCCGTGTTTTCATCCTCACGCTCCCGACCCCACAGTTTACAAAACGCATCCAATAACCCACGGTAAACAAGATCGCTATCGGGTAGCAAACCGCCTTCGGGTAAGTCAATAAACTTACAAGCCGACCCAAATCGCCCATTCTTACGCCCTTCAATCGTGAACGCCATGCGCATGGCTTTCTTTCCACAAACCGCCACTAATCGGCTGCGGAGGCGGATTTCTCTTTCAATTTGTAGCGGATACGCTAGATCCGCTACATCTACCGCTATTTCATAAACTTTCTCATTCATTTCTTAAGCCCTCTAAATTATTCAAAAACTGCGCCAATGCTTTCGCCTGCTCAAATGTGAGTTCAATCGCTGCATAGTCCCCCTCATAATTGTTCGACATACATTGATTTGTCGGGTCGTCTATCGAAATACGTAGCTCTCGATTTCTCTCGTAAACCGCTACTTTTAAGATAGTACCTACATTTTTCAATTCAAATTCATTCATGCCCTCACTCCTCACAAATAATAGACATCCAACACATCCCGACGCTCCACCGCTTTTTGCGGTATATTGCGCCCTAACCATGCGCTCACTTTTCTTCTTGCACGGATCCAATTTTCCGGCGCAAAATCATCATGCGTATTCTCAAAATCGTAGATCTTGCGTTTAATTCTGCGCAAAATGCCCTCGGCTTTTTCAATTCGCTGCGCAAGCGTCAGCACCTCAAAGGCTTTCGCATAAAATGCCTTAGCCTCGGCAAGCGACTCAAATGAATAGATCTTATTCTCCACCGCCAGCCCGTTGTATTTATAAAGCTCCACCACCTGCACGGAATACGGGTATTTCTGCGGACGCACGCAATGCACTAAAATTTTAAGTCTGCGACCGTCTCTCAGGCGCTTTAATTGGGTAAACATTGATCGTCTCCTTGTTTTTAGTTAAAAATAAGCTCACAAAATGCGCCTAAACATTGTATTAATAGGCGCATTGAATTAGCCTACTTCTACATTGCTCTCTCTAACTGCGCTTCTAGATGATCTAATGAATTATTTAAATTATAGCTAACGACGACGTAGCCGGCGCCGTATTTCTTACCACGGTATTTGCGAAAGCCGGCTTTTATAGCTACCGCTTCCACTTCTGCCACCGTGGCGCCAGCAAGATTGGCTAACTCATAGACGCCTATGTAAAATCGTGGATTCCCGTTGACATCATTAGATAAACGGGTAAAACGTTGTTCTTGATCGTAAGTCATTTTGTTTGCTCCTATTTGTTTGCTTATCAAGGGTTAACATTATCGCTTTTTAAGTTCTATTTGTCAACACTTATTAGTAAAAAAGTTAAATTATTTTTCAGCTTCCGCCATGCGATCGCTTTATGTGGCACAGTATAGCAGATCGCTCCATGTTGTCAACACTTAAAAACTAAATAATTACATTATTTTTAACTGATCGCCTAAAATTTAAACAGATTTAGATCGGCGGGAAACTTGCGAAAATGTAACGCCCAATCGCTAGATCCACAACGCTTTTTATCCTCTTTGTGGGGCTGTTCAAAAAATCCTAAAAAGGCACTAAAACAAGCCAAAAAGTGAAAATTAATTCTAATTAAATCAACAACTTACGAACAAATTTTGCTTTTTACTTTCTTTGTGGGGCTGTTTGACCGCTGTTTTTTACCGATCCGAGGGGGGTTCGACGTATTCCAAAAGTGACAGGGTAAACGTGGATGCTTCACAAACCGCCCAAAACTGCGAAAATCGGAAAAATTTCCAAAAAATTAAAAAACACCCCTCGAAAAATAGCAAACAGGCACAAGAAGAAACCAAAAAGCGAAAAATGACGAATTTGGCGAAATGACCTATATATATATTAAATAATTAAATAATTAATATATATAGGCTTTTTAGGCTATCATCCCTATATTTTCGTTATCTTATACCTTTCGCTTTTTAGCAATATGTGTTGACTAAACGGCTTCCCATCGCATGCCTTTTTTGTGCCGTATGTGTCGCAACGAGACCATGTAAGCGTTATCTAAAAAGCGAAAACGTTCAAAAAATGAACAATTTGAAAATGTTTGGCTTCTAGCATTCGGTAAAATGTGACATAATTTTTAAAATTTTCGTCACGTTACGCCTAGGAGTCGTTTTTGAAAAAAGGCACACGAAGAACCTAAAAAGCGAGGTGGTCTTGTTTATATCGCATTTTAGCCTCTGAGTGTTTTTAGATTGTAACCTTTCGCATTTTAGCCTCT